CGGAGGAGTGTTTTGATTATGGGCACACGTGACGGTAGGAGGCCGGCTGCAATGCACGAACCGGACCCCGATCACCGGATAGTGGTGGGCTATGCCCGGGTCTCCAAGAAGCAGGAGGAGCAGGGCATCAGCCTGGAGGGCCAGGTCAACCAGCTGGAGCGCGCTGGCGTCGATCGTGTCATCGCCGAGAAGGGAAGCGCCTCGAGGGGCCGTCGGGCGGGCTGGACGGAGCTGCGGCTGCTGGTGGCCCAGGGCCGGGTCAAGCGGGTGCTGATGAACGACCTATCACGCCTGGCGCGCGATGGCTCGGACATGGACTTTCTGGAGGAGTGCGCAGCCGCCGGCACCGAGGTGCGCGATCTCTACGGGCAGGTGTGGGAGAACCAATCGATCCACGGCCTGGCCTCCAGTGGCATTACCAGCCTGATGAACAGGATTCAGGCCCGCATGATCGGACTGAAGTCGGCCGATGGGATCCGGCGGCGACGAGAGGCAGGTTTCCTGGCTCGAGGGCGCTTGCCCTTCGGCTACAAGGCGGTGAATCATCAGCCAGCGATGGATCCCGAAAGGTGGGAGCAGGCGCGATGGCTGTTCGAGCTGCTTCTGAGCTCTCAGGTGGATCTGACTGGGACGATCAGGGCGCTGCCTGATGACTTTCCCTGGCTGCCGACCCGCGAGGGCCTGCTGAACTGGGCACTGAACCCGATGCTGCGCGGCGGCATCGCCTACGGGCGCCGAGCGATTGGGGACTGGGAACGGGTGGAGTGGGGGCGGGCACCGCGGCTGATCACCACGGAGGAGTACGACTCAGCCCTGCGGTACTACCTGTCACGCAGAGATGGCAAGTCGCGCCTGCGAAGAACTGGGGAAGCGCACCTGCTGACCAGCCTGCTGAGGTGCGTTGCCTGCGGGAAGAACATGGGCTGGAAAACGAAACGCGAGCCGCATCACGCCGCGCGGTATCAGTGCAAGAACCGTCGCTGCAGCTTCTGCGGGAAAACGGTGCGCGAAGACGTGATCCGACAGGAGCTCGCGCGGGTGCTGACAAAGCAGGCGAAGAAAATGGCTGATCTGGCGATGACCGATGCGCCGGTCGAGATCCCGCCGGAAGAGGCGAAGCTGCGGGAGCAGCTGCGTCAGCTTGAGGATCTTGAGGCCCAGGGCGTACTGAACCTGCGGAAGGGGATCCTGGCGCTGCGGGACCAGATCGCGATGATGCGCATGGATCGGATCGTGGACCCCTGGCTGGCGCCCGACTACCAGGACCTGTTCTCGAACGAGAGGGCGTTCCTGCTCACCTCAGACGAGAACCTTCGCCCGATCCTGCTGAAGTTCGTGAAGCGGGTGGAGTACCGCTTCAGCAGCAAGGCGATCCGCGTGGTGCTGCGCTGACTCGAGGCGACGGCGCTCCATTTCCTCGGCGGCGATGTTCCTGAGCGCCTCGGCGACGGTGAGCGGGCGGCGGCCGGCGGTGAGGCTGCTCATGGATCAGAACTGAGCGGGGTGACGTTCGGTTTCTTGGATCCCGGCGGTGTCTTGGGCTTCAACGCCGCGGCCCGACGAAGAGCGGCGCGATGAAGAGCGGCGGCCACGGCCTCAGACCTTCCCGGTGGTTCTGGGATGCCAGCGCTCTTGAGGATCGCGGACCAGTCCACTCAGGCAGATGCGGGGGCGGGGGTGAGGACAACGCAGTGGGAACCGGGCCATTCGCGGACCACGCCGGATTCAAGAATCTGAACGCGGTAGCGGATCTGCCGGCGTCCCAGCTTATCCGAGGTCGTGAACGCTTCGAGGATGCGTGCCTGGTTCTGGATGCGCCGCGTGCCGCGTGCCTGGCGGGAGACGATGGTGCCGACTGGAAGGATCGGAGCGGGTGCCATGGAGGTTGGAAGCGAGAAGGGCCAGTGAGGCGAGTGCCGGCAGTGGCAGAGCAGTGATGGCGGCGGTGAACAGCTGCAGGCCGCGGCCGGTGTGCAAGTGACAGAAGAGTTGGAGACCAGGGGAGGTGATCTGGTCGGAGGCGGGATCGCGCCAGCCGGAGGCGGTAGCGAGTGAGGTGACCCACCAGCGGAGCGCTGAGGGGTCTGCATCAATCAGGGCGTGACGGATCTGCTGACGGGTGTGCTGCAGCAGGGTCATTGCGCCGGCGCCTGGACTTCAGTTTGGATTCGAAGCGCGCGAGATCAACCGCATCAGTCCAGAGGCCGAGGCAGATGTCTGGGTGGTGGTATTCGGCCTCCGTGTTGCCTGGTGCGGCCCAGAGGGTGATCGCGTGGTTGACCCAGACGACCTGATGGTCGGCGAGTGCCGCAACGATGCCGCCGAGCTCAGCACGGGCAGCGTCGACCAGGTGATCTTCCCTGCGGGTGGTGTGCAGGGCGATGACACCGACTGAGCCGTCAGGATGCCGAATGATGACGTCGACGATGCCAGCGACTGGCGGGCGGCGAAGGTAGAGAAGAAAGGGTGCGGCGATGACCGCGTTGTGCCAGATGGGGTGGGCGAGAAGCGGGGCGATGGTGGAGCGGAAGAGGGTGTATCGGGCGTCTTCCGGCCGCCAGGGCCCGCGGTGCCTGTACTTAGGGTGGTGAAGATGCCGCAGTGTGGCGCAGAGGGCACGGCGCACCTCGAGGGTGCGTCGGCGGATGCGCTGCCGAGGTTGGTGGACTTCATTGACCAGCTGCTCAAAGGTGCGATCGATTGGTGGCACCGCCGGAGTGAGATCCCGTGGGGGGCGCACGAAGAACTTGCCGGCCTCCCAGCTGATGGGGAGCGGACTGAGCCAGCGCAACGGTTCAGAGGTGCTCATGGCTGGATGGCTGAGGTGGGATCAGGGGAGCCGCTGCTCTCCCGGGCGAGGGTGTCGCGCAACATCGACTCCCACTCGGATGGGTTCTGAGCGATCCACTCGCGAGCGAGGTTGCTCCAGTTGTTGGGAGGCGGGAACACGTGGCCGCGGCCCTGTCGCTGGGCGCGATTGTTGGCGACGCGGCGATCAGCCTCGAGGGCGTTCCAGTAAGTGGTGGGCGAATCGAGGTCCTCGAGGGTCATCAGGCCCTGGAGGGCGAAGCGGGCCAGCAGACGGCCCGGCAGCTCCGTCGAAAAGAGGGTCACAGCTTCACTCCGGTCTGGCTGGCGAGCTGACTCAGGTGCCGGAACAGCTCAGATGTCGACATGACGGGCACCGGCTCCGGCTCACACGGCACAAGGACACGGCGATGCGCTTCGATCGTGACGAGGGGATGAAATCGATCGGGCTGGCGCAGTCGCTCATCCAGATCAGGGCGGAGGCCCTGCTCAACGGCCGGCATGCCGTTGTGGAGTGGATAGAGGTAGACGAGCAGCTGAACGTGAATTGCGAGCTTCTCGCGCGGCTCAGGGTCGAGCAGGCGCTGCTTGGCCGCATAGGCGATGAGCTGCGGCGTCAGCTGACGTTTCGCAAGGTCTGGGAGGCTGCTCCAGGCGAAGGAAAGGCCGAGCTCGGAAAGGGCCTTGTGATGCGGGAGCGACTCGATCAGCCCGGCGAGGAGATGGATGAAATCGGGTGCGGTGAGCATTGCGACACGGACGATGTGGCGAAGATGGCGATGGCGCGTTCTGCTGCATCCGACTGCCTGGACGTCGGACGAAGCGCGGGGCCCCGGCCCGCTGGTCGCCGCACCATACAAGATCCTGGATGGTCGGTGCAATCGGTCGCGAGCTGCTCAGTCGCGAGTCGATCGATCAGGTCGCGGTGTCCATCGAAACCCAGGCTGAGCCAGCCGGAGTCGGCAGCGAGATCGGCGAACGCCACCAGGACGCCGAGGCTGTTGGCGTAGGCCAGGGCGTTGACGGATCGGGAGGTGAGGGCAGAGCCAGCCGCAGCCCTGTGGCGCTGCTTGCGAAGGCGCCACCAGGCTTCGAGCTGTACCCGAACGGGCTCGGCGAAATCGGGGAGGGTGGCCGCGGCCCTACTTGGCGCTCTGCGGACCGCCAGGGCGCCTTCAGCGGGCACGCAGGTATCAGCACACCCATCGGACGGTTCGACGGCCTTCCTGCGGCTCCTGGATGGCGCTGGCGATGCGTCCTGGTCTGTGGATGTCTGCGGGATCCGGCCTGAATCGCTGTTGGCCTGTCCGCCGGTTGATGGGATGGTCCCCCCGTGGGGGATGTCTTCCGAACGAAGTGAGGAAGATAGGGGGTTGTCTTTGGTTTTTGGATTTAACTCCTTCTTGTTAGGGGGTCCGTTTGGGGTATCCCCTTTCTGGGGTAGGGGTGACCCATTCGGGGTAGGGGTCAGGCCCTCAACCCCTAGCCCTTTCGGGGAAGGGGTAGCCCGTTGAGGCCTGGCCTTTTTGGGGGATGTCCCATTTAGGGGAGGGGTTGCCTGAGACGGTTTGGTGTGACTGCGTTTTGAGCCGGCCCGTTCGGTTCTCACGTGGAACAAACTGGTGCGTCCTGGCCGTTCAATGCGCTTGATCCATCCAGCCTTGGCCAACCAGGTCAGGGCCCGCCGCACGTCACGGCTGGCCATGTGACATTCGGCCGCGAGACGTTCGACACTGGGGAAGGCTTGGTCGTCCTTTCCGGCGTAGTGCCAGAGCCAGATGTAGACGAAGAGCCAGCTTTTCCGATCTGCACAGGCCTCCGCCAATTCGATAGGCACCATCGAGAAACGAGTCCGCGAAATGGCTTGGTTCGCTGTTTGCTCCTTCATGCTTTATGATGTTGATGACTGATGAAATTGCCGGCGGGAAATCGCAGCCTCGCCGGCTTTTTTCATGGTCATGCACAGCTACAGGCCGCGGCCGTCGGCTGACGTCATGCCCATTCCGCCATTGTGTGGCGGCTGGCAGGTGGCTGGATTGAAGGTCGAAGCCGTCAACCCAGCTGAATGCCGAACAGACCATACAGGTTCTTGGACGGGCTGTCAGTGGTCTCGGCTGGAGCGGTACAGCTGCTCGAGATGCTGTCTACAGAACTCCAGCTGCATCTGCGCCGCAAACACGCGGCATTGTTGCGATGTGGCCCTGCGGTACTGCAGGATCAGGACCCTGTCGACGCGGAGGCTTCTGAGCAAGAGCCTTAACAGCAGGCGTTCATGCCAACGAAGAGGGCGGGTCACCGAACAGACTCTGATGATCGATTTTACGAACGCCCTAGCGTTCAGTTCACCGACTATGGGGTTCAGGGAGAAACTGGAGGAATGACGAAGCGCATTGCGGACATCGAGCGACTGGAGCGCCATGAGCAGGGCCGCCAGGCCTTCCTGGCCATGATGCGGGCCTGGCGATCGCGATCAGGCTTGTCCCTGTCCGATCTGGCGGACCTGTGCGAGGCAGCGATGCGCGCGGATCTTGCGCCGGGTGTCCCGGACTGGAAGCCGCGGGCCTATGCCGCTGGCGAGCTGGTGGTGGCCAACGGCCAGGTGTGGCGGGCCAAAGGTGCGATCGAGCACTCAGAGCTGGCACCGCAGCGCAGTGGTCCCCATAGCGGCTTCGAGCCGGTGGCGACCGTGCGGCGCCTGTACTCCAGCCAGCTGCACACGTTGGAGACGGGCAAGGCTCAGAACTTCGGTCCGGCGGTGTTCGACACGCTCGGGACCTTGAATCACTGGCTGGCGAACATGCGCAGGGGGCAGGCGCTGCCACTGACGGGTCGGCTGGCGGAGAAGGCCCAGCAAGCCAGCGTGATCGAGGACAGCGATGGCCCCTACGGTCCGGAGGAGCTGCTGGCGGTGTACCTGGGGCTGCTCCAGCCGCCGTTTTCTGTCACGCGGATGACGCAGGAGCAGGCGAACCAGCAGAGCCAGCAGCTGGCGCGTCGGATCCGGCAGGGGATGGTGGAGGCCGGCCTGGACCTGGTGGACGACTGGGCCCGCTTGGTGGCCGTCTACCCGACAAACGACAAGGAACGGCTGGCAAAGGTGAGGGACGTGGCGCAAGGCAGGGCGATGTGGTCCGCTGAACAGGTGGAAGACGAGACCGCAGCGGTGGAAATTGCGCTGGCCAAGCTCAGTCGCTCGGCAGAGCGGGCAACTGAGGGGAATGGCTGAGCTTGACACCTGAGCCATCTGGCGACTCCCAGCAGATCTCAAGGGCCGCGGCGCCGTTGCTTAGCTGCAGGAGCCGCTCACGCTGTTGCCAGGCGTGGTCGACGACGGTTTCACTGCTGGACACAAAGCGCCAAACACGCCCCCTATCGGTCTGAACCTCCTGAAGCTGGGCCACGACTTTGCATGGGCGCTCCAGGGGAGCAGATTTGTCGAGCATGGCGTTTAAGTTCCTGAATGGACTGCTAGGGTCTGCGTCGTCCAGAGTTCTGAACGCGCGTGCATCATGGTCCCCACTGAGCAAAGCCGGCGAGAAACCCAAGATTCCGGGATCGTCGCCGCCGAGACCGCCCCCCCTCAATCATCAAGATCCCTATCCCCCGAAACGGCTGACGGCCCGCCCCAAGCGGAGGAGCGCGATCTGGCGTGTTCGATTGTAGAACTCACTCAGCGCATGGATGCAATGAGTGAATGGGCCTCCAAAATGCAGTCAAGACTGAAAGCGCTGGGAGAATCTCAGCAGTCATTTGACGAAAGGCTAGCTGCAACAGGAAATCTTCAGAAGCTTGTCGAAAACCTGATGGGTCGGGTCAGCGAATTGTCGTTTGATCAGCCGCGGCCTCTCATTGATGGTGCGATCGGGTATCAACCGACCCCAGATCAACAAAGCCTCCTGTTTGCTTCGCTGGCGGAATGGCAGAGCAGCGCTACCTCTGTGGACAAAGGCCAGACGGCCAGGATCAAAACCCGCGCCGGGGATGAGGTCAGCTACCGCTACGCCGACATCGGTGCGGTGAGCGAGATCGCGCGGAGCGCCGGCAAACACGGCCTCTGCCATTTTCACCGCGAGATCGTGCTGGCCGGTCAGTGCTTCATCCGCACCTACCTGACCCATTCGGGTGGCGGCTGGATCAGCTGCGATGTGCCGCTGCTGGTCAGGGAAAACAACATGATCAGCTCGCTGCAGCAGTGGGCCTCAGCGGCGACCATGGCGCGCCGCTACGGACTCTTCCTGGTGCTTGGCATCGCGGTTGGCGAGGAGGATGACGATGGGGCTGGTGCAGGAGTGCCCAGCCGCAGCCGAAACAGCAGCGCTCCTGCCGCAGCTACCCAGGGTGGGAGCAACAGGCCCGCGCCCACCACCTACCGCAACGCTGAACCGCGATGACCATCTACCTCACTGGTTCCATCAATCTCCTATCCCAGGAGCAGATTCAGCGGGAAGCGGAGCGCTACGCCGCAAACGGCTGGGAGTACCGCGATCCGACCACCCATAGGGTCTCAGTGCAGGTCGCGCAGGAGGACATCGAGGCCTTCTGCGACTACCTGCGCAACAGGCCGCTCGACCGCCAGCCGAAGGTCTGGCGCGATCGCGACGGCAATCAGCACCAGACCCCGACCGTCACTTTTTTCCTCAACGGCAGCGAGATGACCGGCAACTGGATCCGGCTGCGCTCCGCTCTCAACAGCACGCCCCAGGCCAGTCCCCAGGTAGGCGCCGCGACGACCTCGCAGCCGGTGCGCCGCACCCCCGCTCCTGCCCCCGTCCGCCGCGCCGCTGGCGCATCAGCCCCGGCGGCTGCAGCCCCGCCGACTGTTGCCGTCCCCCAGCCCCGTGCAACACCGGAACAGCCGCCGGTCTGGAACTCCGACCCTCTCGACCCGGAAGACGATGACGACTTCCCCCCCTTCTGACAATCGGCTTGAGGCGTATCTCCGGCTCACCTGGCGCACCGGCGAAGGCCATCAGAGTCGCCTCTACCGCATCGCCGATCCAGCCTGGCGGCAGGTTCACTCCTACCTCGCTGGCATCCCTTCTGCTCACGTCCGCATCGTCTACGACCATGCCGCAACGCTTTGATCTCTGTGTTGGTGCCGGGGTTCTTCACGCCCCGTTTGCTGGCACCATCCTCGATGGCGAACGCGCCATTCCCCTGGTGGTGCGCTTCGACATCAGCGCCATCGCCGCCGATGGACGACTGGTTTCGATCGATCGGCCGACGGAATGGCCTGACCAGGCCTTCCCGTCCTGGATGGAGCTGCAGCTGCAGCGAATGGGCCCCGATCAGATGGCCGCGGCCTGCAGCCTCGTCGAACACATGCTTGATCTGCCCCACGGCACCCTCTCTGCCGAGAGCCTGATGCCATCGCTGAAGGTGGCCGCGGCCTGCTGCACCGGCTCGCTGCTGCAGCTGCAGCTGCGTCTCAATCCTTGGAACTCCATCCAGCCTGTATGAAGCGCTCTCACCTCGAGGTGCGTTTCGCCGCGCAGTGGACCGTGCGCTACCCGGAGCTGCCGTTCGAGCGTGAGCACGTCATTCCCGGCTGGCGGGGCTGGGCAGCAGAGAAGAAGGCCATGGGCCTCACCACCAAGGCGGTGCCGATGCGCGCCGATTTCGCCTGGCCGGCTGCCAGAGTCGCGCTGGAGATTCAGGGCGGACAGTGGGTCAAGAGCGGCCACTCCAGCGGCAGCGGCCTCGAACGTGATGCCGCCAAGGCGTTGCTCGCACAGCTCGATGGCTGGGCCCTGATCGCCCTCACCGAGCGGATGCTCACCCGACAGGCCGAGATCTGGCTGCCGCGCCTCGAGCAGCTGATCCGCACACGACAACCCGGCACCGACACCGATGCGCCTTGATGGAAACAAGATCTGGCACCTCCAGCTGGTGGGGCGCTGGATCGAGCACGACCAGCAGCAGGGACCGCCGCAGCAGATCGGGCCCCGGATCTTCCTGCAGCCAGGCACACTTGCCGATGGCGGCAACGGCCTGGGCTTCACCAATCAGACGGGGGTGGCCCTGCCGGCCGATGCGCTGGTCAATCCCTGGTTGCTCGAGGGCTATGAGCTGTGGGATGGCCCCGTTGGTGGTGCCCAGTGCATCTGGATGCCGCTGGTACAACCGCAGCTGATCCATCGGCCGGTGATGGAGCTGCTGCCGCCCTGTGCGCTTCAGCCCGATCGCGATCGCCAGCCGACCTTTGAGCTCAGCCGCGCCGAACGCAATCCCTGCCCAGGGTGGTCGGAGCGGGTGCATCTCTACCAGAACCCGGGCAAGCCCTTTGAAGCCAGCGCGGTGGTCTACCTCAACGGCCAGGGGCAAATCGCCGCGGCCGAGCTGTTTCAGGTGCCGCTCCGCTCCGCGCAGCACGATGGCGCCATGGTGCCGCAGCGCCGGGCGTGGATTCGGTTCTCGTTCTGATCCCTACCCTGAACCATGAACCTGAATGCGCATGACAGCCTCCGGTGATGTCCTGAAGACCCATGCCGCCGGCATTGCCGTGCTGCAGCAGTTTGAGGGGTGCGAGCTGACCGCCTACAGGTGCCCGGCGGGCGTGTGGACGATTGGGTGGGGCAGCACACGCGGCATCGACGGCCGTGCGGTGCAGGAGGGTGATCAGATCACCGAGGCCGCGGCCGATCAACTGCTGGCAGACGTGCTCGAGGCAGATGTCCTGCCGGCCCTGCGCAAGATCCCCCACTGGGGGGAAATGAGTGCCGAGCAGCAGGGTGGCCTGATCAGCTTTGCGTGGAACCTCGGCTGGAACTTCTACGGGGCTGAGGGCTTCGAGACCATCAGCCGCCGACTGCGCGAGAAGGACTGGCAGAAGGTGCCGGAGGCCTTGCTGTTGTACCGCAACCGTGGCAGCGTCTTCGAGGAGGGCCTACGGCGACGGCGGCAGGCGGAGGGCAAGCTGTGGCGCCAGGGCCTGGCCGCGACCCAGGCCCCTCAGAGCGACGAGACCCAGTCGGCACTGTTCACGATCGAGACGCTGCAGAACACCTGGCTGAAGAAGCGGCCTCTGCAGGCGGCCGAGCTGAAGGACGGGGAGAAGCTGGCGGTTCAGGCCGATCGCACCTTCGGCGTGGTCAGCCTGACGGAGATTCCGGCCGATGGCCATGCCCGAGTTCAGCTGGCGTCCAAGGCCGGCACGTGGGTGATCTACCTGCCGCACTGGCGCGTCGATCAACCGATTGGCGAGGCATTGCCTGCAGAGGTGGACTGGAGCGACTTCAACTGCCCTGTCACTATCAACCTGACGGTGGGGGAGGTGCTGCAGTGGGATCTGCGGCGGATTCCAGGGCCCAACAGCTCGGTGCGGTCTCGGCTGATCGACAGCGCCCGGGCCTTCCAACAGGTGCGGGACGCCTGGGGCAGTCCGCTCGGCGTGACCTCCTTCTATCGGCCTGAACCGATCAACAGCGAGGTCGGGGGCGTGCCCAATTCCAGGCACGTCACCGGTGAAGCCTTCGACATCTACCCCGTCGATCGGTCGTTGGAGGCGTTCTACCAATGGATCCGGGTTCGCTGGACCGGCGGGCTCGGCGACGGGCGGAACAAGGGGTTCATCCACCTGGATCGACGAAACGATGGTGGCTTCGTCCCCGGGGCTGGGGTCAGGCCCTACGCCGAGTGGCTGTACTGATCAACCTCGCTTCAGGAACCGGCCCTTCTCGTCGCGCTCGGGGGATTGGGCAGGTTCCTCCGGGCGGAGGCTGGGATTGAAGGTGTTGTAGCCGACGCTGAATCCGCCACGACCAGCGACGCCGATTCCCATCATCGGCAGCGCGGAGAGGTAGCAACGGTCGACGGCATCGGCGCCGGAGGCGTGAGTGCGGCAGTCGACGAGGTAGATCGCCCCGACGATGATGGCGAGTGAGCTCGCGGTGTTCAAAACCTTGGCGCTGCACCCGAGGGCGGCAAAAAGGGTGTCGAGTTTCATTTCGTCACCGGGGGAAGGGGTTGCTCGTTGCGCTGTTGGATCGCTTCGCGGTTGGCTCCAACACCCACCAAGGCCAGTACTGAGACCGCGAGAGCGAGCCAGGTGGCGAGGTTCGAGACACTCCAGCTGACAGCGCTTCGGCCGCCGGATTGGCGAGCGTCGGCTGCGACCAGTGTGTCGACCTTGTCGGCGAGAGACTTCAGATCGTCCCGAGTGACCTGGCGTGTTTCGAGCTCGACCAGCCGTTGCTCAAGGCGTTCGACGCGGGCTTGGGAGCCGGCCCATTGAGCTTGAGACTGGGAAATGGACGATTGCAGGCCGACCAACAAGCCTTCCAGGCGTCCCAGGCGATCAACGATCGCCATGGTGGTTGACTGATCAGATTCGCCCATGGGCCGGAGCATTCAATCCAGTCTGCCGAGCTCGGGGGATCAAGGGTGACGACATAGAGAACTTCAGATTTATTTTGTCCTAGTGTGAAGTTGGTTTATGACAGCACCCACTCCAGGCTTTCCCGCGCCGGGGTCGCCGGGTCGTCCGGCAGGAACTGGCCCTCCGGGTCGCGGGCCTGGATCACTCGCCACTGGCTGCCGTCCGGGGCGGACCAGGTCTGGCCGACCGACTGGGCGAAAGGGCGGGTGAGCTCGATGATGAACGGTGCGGGCAGGTGGCAGGCGACCGCCAGGGCGCCGATCGTGATCAACAGGTCGGCTGGGATCAGGCCAGCGGCCCGCAGCGCGCGCCAGGTGGCATGGAAGTCGCTGGCGTCACCACCGGCAGCCACGGCCATCAGGGCTGCCGGCAGGGCCAGCACGGCGCTGGGGGCCACCGGCAGGGCCTGGGCCAGGGCGGTGTTGGCGGCAGGGTCCGACAGAAGGGCAGCCTTGAACCGCGCCCAGTCAGGCGCCGGGGCGTTGGCGGCATCCCAGGCCGCGATGTGCTCGGGCGAGGCGGGGATCACCTGCCACCGCTGGCTGTAGACGCCATCGGCGTCGGGCTCGGGGGGTAGCTCCTCAATCTGCTCGGAGCGGGGGTTGAACGCCGGCTGATCGGAGGGGTGGACGAACCGGCAGCCGAACAGCTCGATGTCGTCGTCGGTGGGGTTGGCGGGGAATGAGACGTTCGGGTTGTCTCGGCGCAGTTGCCAGAGGCTGAACGGGTATTCGCTGGTGGTCAGGTTGATCAGGTTCATGGCTCCTGGAGTTGGTCCGCGATCACGTCGCGGATAATGCGCATTCGCAACTGCTGACGCAGTTCTTCGGCTAGGCGTGCCTCTAGGTCGGCGCGGAACTCGGCGAGGTCGGCGTTCTCGGGATGCTCGGCCTGGATCTTGGCGATAGCCAGTCGGTAGTTGTCAATGTTGATCTGGTAGCCCAGAATCTCATTGTCGCGAGCCTCAAGGGCTTGAGTGAGGATGTCTGTTTTGTTCATTCGTTGAAACGATAGGCAACAGCGCCAGGAGAGCTCTGACCTGCTTGGGCTATTGCAGCTCCAGTTGGAGAGAAACTGCAACACCAATAACCACTATAATCAATAGTAGTATTTATGCTAGCGTAGCGGGCGCCGAAACCCGAAGCAGACCATTCGTAAACTGATAAATAGGGAATAGCATTAGCGGTAAGTGCGATCGCGTTACCAGTAGGTGAAAAACTCACAGACCAGCCATTGCTAGCTGCTAATGTGACAGGATTGGCATACTTAGCGCCAAACCCAGAGGAAGACCATGCCCATGCCGTGATGTAAGGCGAGGTGTTATGGCCAACGGCTAGCGCGTCACCCGAAGGCGAAAAACTTAGATTATTGGTATGCGAGAAACTGGCTTGTGGTGTTGCAGGGTTTGAGTACCGTGTCCCAAATCCAGACGAAGACCACCGGTAAGCATAAGTTGCTGCTGCAAAAGAAACCGCGACCGCGTCGCCTACAGGAGAAAATGCCACCGATAAGCCAATATCAGTTGGCAGGGAAGACGGATTAGCGAACTTGGTTCCAAATCCTGAGGAAGACCATCGGTAAGCTGAGATAAAAGGGCTTACATTATGTGCAATCGCGACAGCGTCACCTGCGGGGCTAAATGCGATTCCATTGACGTTGCTGGGTGGCAATGTAGCAGGATTAGCGTATTTAGTGCCGAACCCGGTCGCGGACGACCAGGGCCAGGCATGAATAAATGGAGTACCAACCTGACCCACAACGATTGCATCACTAGCTGGAGAGAACACAGCATCGTTACATTCGCCAGTCGGTATAGTAGTCGGGTTTGCATATTTTGCTCCAAACCCAGATGAGTCTGACCAAGCGTAGACGAATATGTACGGTGAAGTGGTCGAAGCGACTGCGACGGCATCTCCGCTTGGGGCAAACTTAACGCTATTAGCGATGTTCCCTGGAGTCGGGGACGGAGATGCCAGTTGTCCGTTGAAGCCGATTCCAGAGCTATTTGTAGGGCCCAGTAGTGCATTGCGACTTAGCATCATGCCCTCCCCTTCAGTGGTGCAACCTCAATGGTCGTAGTTCCCCCAACCACTTCAATCACGATCTTCTCAGTCTGACTTGCCGTTGGAGTCATGGCGCTGCCGCCGTCCCACTTGACGGTGTAGCCGCTGTTGCCGGTGAACCAGCTGATGGTGCCGCTGGTGTACGCGAACGAGAGCACTCCGCGCCACAGGTAGCCGCTGGGGATGTTGGCGAGGTTGGCGAGGTTGATCGTCGTCGCCCCGGCGATCGCGGCGCTGGTCACGAACTCGTTGCCGGCCTGAACGTTCAACGAATAGGTGCCGCTGCTGGCCGTGACAGTCAGCCGGCGCTGGGCCAACGAGTCAGCGATCACCAGATCCCAGCCGCTGACGGCGGCGGTGCCCAGGCCGAGCTCCGCAAACTGCGGTGTCGAACTGGTGCCCAGGCCGAGATTGCTGCGAGCAGTGGCTTGATTCGACAGATTCGCCAGGTTGTCGGCCGCGTTGAGCAGCAGGCGCTCAGTGTTGGTCGAGTCGCGGTAGCGAAGCGTGTCGGCAACTGAGTAGAGATCGCCGTAGGTGGGACTGGCGGGTGCGCCATTCGGGAGGGTCAGCTTCAGGGTGGCTGTCACACCGGCGAATGTCGGTGTGGAGCTGCTTCCCAGTCCGACATCTGCAGGCACACCTGCACGGAAGGACGGTGCCGCGGCGGATCCGGTGGCTGGCCCCGCAAAGATCAGATTCGCGCTCTGGTTTTCCCAGGCTGCGGTGAGTGTCCCCGAGCCTGTGACAGGGCTGCCGCTGACGGAGAATTGGGAGGGGAGGGACAGCCCAACGGAGGTGACACTACCGGAACCTGCTCCCGAGCTCGGGGTCGAATACCCGATGACACCGGTGACTGGGTCATAGGTGATGGAACCACTGCCGCTGATACTCTGCCGTGCTCGGGATTGCGTGAAGTAGAGGTTGACGCTGCCCTCGCTGACGGCATCGGTGCTGGGCAGCAGCGTCGAGGGGATCAGGCCCGAGCCGTCCAGCCGGGCCAGGCCGTTGGGAGCATTGAAGGACAGCTCGATGTTCCGCGAGCGGGTCCAGTAGCCCCCGCTGTCCTGCGTGCTGGTGTCAGTGACGGTCAGCGGTTGACCAGACGTCGCTGTGACGTCCGCCAGGAACCGATTCGTGGTGAAGCTGCGGACCGCGAACTGGGTCGGGGCTGTGTTTCCGTCAGAGGCGCCGGTCGAAGCCAACAGCGAGGTGTTGTTGGAGACTTCGCGCAGCTGCTCGCCAACGGTAGAGATACCTCCATTGCGCGAGAAAGGACCGATGAAGTTCAAACCAGATAGGTTGAACTGATCAGTGTTAATCGTGACAGACCCGGACGTGCCGTCAACTTTGAACTGACTGCCGACAGCAAAGTCCCCGAGCTCGTTGGTGTTGCTGCTGTAGACGCGACCATTGTTGGTTTCAACAATGGCGTTCGCAGGAACAGGAACTCCGCCGTTCCAGGGCAGCGCATCGTAGTTCGTGCCTGCCCCCACGAACTCGAAGGTGTGACCAGGGGCGGAAATCTGAGAGCGATTCCTGAAGTCCAGCTTCTGCCCAGCGGAAATGGCGTCTCTCAGACCACCATTGAGACCTGAGTAGAACAGCACGCGATAGCCGGCTCGGGTCGCAGCATCATTCGCAACGGGGTTGCCACTGGCGTCAATCGGCACTGAGCTGGTGACGATGTAAGCCGACGATGGGCAGAAAAAGGCCAGATTGCTGACTGTGACGTTGCCGTTCCCTGCAGGCAGTTGAGTCTTTGTCGTCAGGGTGACCAGTCCGGTGTTCTTGTCGTAGACCGCATCTGCGACACCGTAGTCGGTGTCACTGATCACTGCGCTGCCACCACTGACGTACTGGTGATCCGGTCCTGAGGCCGCCGCGGCCTCGGTGAACGTCAGGGTGAAGTTGCCGGTGCGGGTGTAGGCGAAGCTCTTGCTCTCCGGCAGCTTGGTTGTGGCGTTGCGAGGAAACACCAGCTGCGGGAACATCAGCTGCCCGGCATTGGGCCTGGAAGCAGAACTGCAGGAGAACGACAGCCCGGACAGGGTGACGCTGGCGCCGATTGTCGGCGCGTAGCCGGAGGCGGTGAGAACGGTCTGGCCGGTGCTGTTGTTGTAGGAGGCGCTGGTGATGGGGTAGCTGGTCCCGCTCACCGTGACGGTGCCGCCACCGACGAACTCGTGGGTGATCGTGCTGGTGGCCAGGGTGACCGTGAAGCTGCTGCCGGCGGTGCTTCCGCCACGCGCTGAGATGGTGACGGCGTTGCCGGCGCTGCCCAGGCTTCCGGCCGTGGGGTACTTGATCTGACGACCCAGACGATTGGCGGTGAAGCCGGTGACGTCGATCTCGGTGGCGCCCTGGCGTAGGAACTGGTAGGCCCCAGTGGCCGACCCGCTCATGTCGATCGTGCTTCCGCTGGGCGTTGCAGAAACCCGGAAGGCGTTGGCTGTGAGGCCGCTGGCGATCACGTAGTAGATCTGGTTGGCCACCAGACCTGTCGGCAGGGTTCCCTGCGTCGCCGAGAACATGACCTGATCACCTGCGACCAGCGTGTGACCAGTGCAGGTGAAAAGATCTGTGCTGGTGTCGATCGTGACGGTCTTCTCTGCTCGCAGGGCTCCGTAGGCGGCGACCCGGGCGGAACCTGTGTAGAGGGGTGAGCGGGATTGTCCATCGGCCATGAGGCCGTAGATGCCAAAGTCGCTGGTGCCACCACCGGAGAGATTGACCTGTCCACCGGTCTCGCAGCGAACGTGGTAGGTGCAGAAAGTCCCGAAGAAGGAGACGAGCTGCGCGTATCCGTCGTTCAGGACGAGGCACCCGGGGCCGCCCAGATTGACCTGGGTGTAGCTGTCCACCACCATCGAACGGATGGGGCTGTTGGCCGTACACACGCTGCCATCGACCCGGATGCCGCCCCCGGTGTTTCCGGTGCTGACGCTGCCGGCGAGGCCGGAGTCATCCTCGGCTGTGATCGACGAGCAGTTCTGGATGTAGGGGCTCTTGAACACGTAGGCCCCAAGGCCAATGGCGCCGATCGAACGGTTGTCCGCGAGTTCATCGAAGCTGACCGCCCAGGCCTGCCTCGTGTTGTCGGCCTGATGCCCGGCGAAGGTGATGCCCCAGCACCAGAACCCGCTGTCGACCTTGAAGACGTCGTTGAACTCCTGACCGGCGGCGGGTTGAACAACGGTTGAGCGGAGGCCTGAGCCGAAGATCGTGACGTCCCGGCGCCAGCGGATCGGGAGGATCGTCTCGATGTAGAGGCCTGGGGCCACGAACACCACATCCCCGGGCTGCGCCAGGGCGGCGGCTGCTCGAAGCGATGCCAGCGGGGCGTCGACGGCCCCGGAGTTGCTATCAGAGCCGGACTCGGCGACGTAGAGACAGTTCGCGTGCTGCAGCGCCGCCAGCCGGCTGAGGATCGCGCTGACTGCGTCACCGGCGGCGACCGTGCCGGCCTGCGTACCGACGTTGAGGAACGCTGCGGCACCGAACTGGGGTCGGCCTGCGAGCTCGGAGTAGTTGAGTTGGCGAAAGGTCGGAGCCGCGGCCGATCCCGAGCTCGGTCCAGCAAAGACGAGATTGGCGCTCTGAGTGGCGAGGTTGGCAGTGAGGGTGCCAAGGCTGGTGACAGGGCTGCCGGTGACCGAGAAGAGCCCGCTCGGAAGACTCAGGCCGACGGAGGTCACCGTGCCAGTTCCGCCACCATTGCCTGCGACGAAACTGATGGTGCGAACTGTACCGTTGCCGTCCTTGATGGAAAGGAACGGACTCGTAGGGTGCCAGTTGACGCCAATCTCGCCCAGCTTCAACTGCCAGGGTTCAGGGGCTTTGCCCAGAACGCCGCTGTTTTTGTTGACCTTCTCAAGCGTCATGGCCTATGCAGGCGTCGGTACCCTATGCAGGGCTGGTCACAGGCTAGCCCCGGCGCGTGTCACGCTTTGATGGTGACGATCATTCCATGCGCCGGGTGCTCGTTGACCACGGATTGGGCATTCAGGACTTTGTGCAAGTAGAAGATTTCGTGGAGACCTTCAGACAGGGCCCTGGCCCATTGAGAGCCGGCGGTGCTGTTGTTGTATGACTGCTCTCCGTAGAAAGCATCGTCTGGCTGCGTGGTGGTGGAGTCGATCCCAGGTGCAACGTAAGTGATGGAGCCATTGCCTACCGTCTGCGCACCAACCCAGTTGTTGTAGATGTCGAGAAAGGCTGTCACCAGTGTCTCTCTACCCTGCACAAAGCTGATGCGAGGATTCGTGGCATAAACAGACGTTGGCGGTGGCGACAGCGTTGAGTACACATGAGTCCAGGATGTGCCAAAGAAATACACAGCACGAGCGTCGTACTGGTTGTAGTAGTTGGAGAGATAGAGTCGGGGGTAGTTTGCGCTTTCGGCCCCGGTGATGGTGCCCCCGAGGTCGATGGTGCTGGTCCCTGCAGTCGTCGTTCGCACGACACCAATCAGGCGTCTGGAGGGGTTTCCGTTACGGACCACAACTCCATTCTGGTTTCCACGTGTTGGTGGGGTCAGGTTGCCCGGCCAGGCCAGGTACTCCACAGCCAGGGTGGGATTCAGTGATGTGCCGGAGTTGTAGAGGTAGATGTCGTAGTTAGTGTTTGCAGCCGAAGCCCCAGCCAGGCTAAACGTTTGAACACCAGTGAAACGGACAACTTGCCACCGAAGTGAAGTTGTGGAGTACAAGGCAATTTCATTGCCGTTGTACGGATGCACATAGATGTTCGTCGCGTTCAGCTGATCACCCTTGGGTACAGCGCTGCTGGCGGACAGGCTGAGGCGCAGGTTGACCACGCTCTTGACGGCATCTCCCAGAGCTTGAATCAGCGTCGCGGGCGTCACCGCCAAGTCGTCCCGGAGGAACTCCTGAACCTCCAGGCCGGTGGCCAGCTCGATGATCCCCCGTTGGGACGTCGTGGCGTTCGGCAAGGCCGGCAGCGTCCCGCCAAATCCGCCTTCCCAGCTGGGTGCCCCGCGCACGACGCCGCCGAGATTGAGCTCGGTGTTGACCGTGAGCTTGTTGGCGATCAGCTCATCGAAGCTGGTCGGGAAGGCAACCTCGTCAATCGGAATCTCCGCCTCACCGAGGGCCTCGAAGCTGATCTCGGTCCCGGTCGCCAGGTTCTGCAGTCCCTGGGGGGTGACCAGAAAGCCTTCCTCGTTGAAGCCGCTGCCGTAGACCCGCCCGCCGTTCTGGTTGGTGAAGAAGTAGGTGAACTTGTTGATCGGCCCCAGGTCCAGCTGGTACTCGGGCAGGCTCTTGGTGTAGTTGAGGAAACCGCTCCATTCCCAGGCGTGGCCAAACAGGCGGATGTTCGAGGGCCGGCGGAATTGGATCGCCCAGTTGTTCCAGCCGGTGGCGGCACCGCTGGGGGCGGCCAGGCCATCGAGGGCGCTCTGGGGATTGCGCTCGCGGGTGGTGGGGGTCTTCGGCAGCAGGATCGTGTGGGCGTTGCTGGCGCTGAAGCCGAGACTCACCAGCAGGGAGTGAACGCCGAGGTAGTCGACGGCTGAGCGGAACTGCTTCTGCACCGCAGCATCCGTCGACCAGACGGTGGTCAGGTTGTAGCCGCAGGTGAGCGTGTTGTCGTTGGGGTCGCTGTCGTTGTCGAAGATCACCGCCGGCTGAGTGTTCTTCCAGTAGTCCTCCGGCCGGTAGGCCTCCTCCATGTGGACGTAGGCCTGCTCCCACTTGTTCGGATCCCAGCTGGTGTCGCTGTTCTGGGTCTTGCAGCTCCAGCTCTTGGAGAGGTAGCGGACCGTGTCGCCAGGCCGGTAGAGGGTGCCGCTCGTCCAGGTGTTGGCGGCATTCATCCGCCGCAGCTCGACCGACGCGGAGCGCTGCACCCCGGCGCCTTCTGGCGCGACATTGGAAGCCGCGGCCACCACCAGCAGCTGACTGTCGGGGATGGCGCCGACGATCCCACCGGTCCCCACGGTGGTCTGCAGCACGTAGTCGCGCACGGGGGTGCGAGAGCTGGCGGCGGAGCTGTTGCAGCGCAGGGAGTAGCGGCGTTCGTCGACAGTGCGAACATCTTGCAGGCGGCGCACGTAGAGGCGGGCGCCAGCGAGAGAAGGCCAGGTCTGACCGGTGTCGAAGCCCTGGCTGTTGATAATTGCCTGACCGGGCGCATTGCCGTCCTCGTTCTGGAGGGCAGCGGTGACGACGATCTGATCTGCGGTGGCGCCGCTCCAGGGGGTGGCCGCCAGCTGGGCGCGGTAGTCAACGCCACGCGGGTTCTCGACCCAGATGTAGGAGCCGGCCACGAGGCTGTAGCCATCACGATCGAGGATCCTGGGCTGGGCTGGGTTGTTGAGACCAGACTCGAGCGCCGCGGTGAGGGTGATGGAGGTGGCGTTGTTGGCGGTCGACTCAGCGACTTGCCCCAGGTAGATCTTGCGGACGTTGTTGCGCTTCTCTGCCAGGTTGGTGGCGACACGGATACTGCCGACGTTCCAGTTGCTGTCAGCGGCGAAGGCGACGCTCTTATAGCCCTGGGCCAGGGCAGCGCATCCGCCGAAGTTGCTGTTGGAGTTGGTGATCGTCAGCTCGCCGCCGCTCTGAACCCAGTGGTGGATGCCCTGGCCGATCGCGAAGACACTGACTTCCTGCATGATCGCGTCGTTGATGGCGCGAATGTGGAAGGAACGGCGTGCCGGGTGCATCCGCACGTCGTTCGGGTCGCTGTTGATGTAGTCGGCGTAGTTGGCGAAATAGTTGCCCCAGGCAGGGCTCTGGTTGCTGAGATACTTCTGCCAGCAGCTGAGATCGCGCTGCAGGCTGACGCCAGTGAACTGGGCGAGCACCATCGACCTGAAGCCCGTGGGCTTGAGGCCATCCGCGAAGATGCCGCACAGCCCGTAGTTGCTGCGGATCGAGCAGTTGAAGACGTAGGGCGAGGCCGACAGGGTGGTGTCGGTGTTGACGTCCTGGTTGCCGGAGGCCGGCCGCGGCCCGACGATCTGGTATTCGCTGTTGCGGGTGACGGCGAGAGCCGGGTCGATGCCGCCCGTGTTGTTGGCGCCGGCGAAGGCGGAGCGGATCTTGCTGTAGAACTCGTCCAGCTCGGCCTGACTGGCGAACTCGAAGCAGTGCAGCAGGTGGTGGGAGCTGGTGCTGCCCACCTTGTCCATGAACGTCAGCCCCCAGTAGTAACCGGTGCCGGTGACCTTGAAGATGCTGCGGCGGTTGCTGGCGTCCGCTGCTTCATCGGCGGGGGTGGGCACAGCGACTGGCCGCAGGATGGTCTTGCGCAGATCACTGGAGACCGCGACGACGCTGCAGCCGCGGGGCAGCAGGATGCCACCAGTGGCCGCGGGGTTGAAGGCCTGCAGCTCGGCATCGGTCGGGTCCTTTCCGCCCTCCCATTCGACGACCATGGCGGCGCCGGCACCGTTGAGCACGTTCGTCGCGCCGGGGGCCAGCACGATCGACACCAGATCGTTGTTGCCGAGAGGGGCTTCGTAGTAGGACTTGGCGGTGATGATGCCTGCTTCAATGATCGCTCGGTTGAGCGTCTTGAATGGCCGGGTGGGCTGGTAGCCGCATTCGAGGCGCTGCAGATCAATGCGCTGGGTGGCTGAACCGCTGGTGGAGTAGCTGCCGCTTACAAACCGGTCGCTGCCGATGTAGGGATTGACGTAGAGGACGTAGGGGGCATTGAGGGGATCATTGACGACATCGCCGGGCCCGATCTCCGGGGCGCCGCCGAGCTGACGCACCGCATCGATCAGAGCAGCGAGCTGCTGACGAAAGGTGCCCTGAGAGACACCGATGTTGTTGAGCGCACCAGGCAGGCCCGCGCGGGTCAGCTTCGTCACAGCTCAAGGCATCACTGCATCAGTCTAGGAATGCCGCTCAGAGGCCTAGTTCCCGCCGACTCTGAGATCGATCTTGCCGACGGTGACGAAATTGGCAGATCCCGCGATGTACTCAGTGGCCCTGGTGTTGATTGCCATGGAGGTGATCATCATGCGGGTGTCGTAGAAGAGGTCACCGGGCAGCAGCTCGCCTGCATCGACCTGATCGTCGATCATCCAGAACTGCGCGTCGGCGGTGCAGCCGCGCTCGGCCATCAGCAGCAGCTGCATCAGCTGGGTGGAGTCAGCCCGCGGGGCGCCGCTCTGATCAAGGCCGACCCGGCGGGTGACAATGAAGTCGAGGGAGCCGCCGCCGGTGATCAGGGCCTTGATCGATTCCCCGTAGCGTTCGCCCAGGGCTGTCGTGTCCACTTCCTGGGAGGTGAGACTGAGGCTCCACTCGGCCAGGTCGCCTTGCACGGTCCAGAAGCTGCGATCGGGCGGGCGGTTGACGTCTGATCGGGGGCTGACGTCGGCGTTCTCGTAGTCGCCGGTGCCGGCCGCCGGCGCCTGGTAGCTCGGGGCGGAGGCGCAGATCGAAGTGAGGGTTGCCTCGTCCAGCACGTCGCTGTTCTGGTAGTCGGTGCCGTCGAGCTCCTCGTTGCAGAGCAGCAGGGCGTTCTGGTAGTCGGCGCTGCCCCATGGGGCAAGGATGAGGCTGCCGAAGTCCACACGGGCCAGGGCTACCCGCTGGCTGCGGTCCCCCCGCAGGGCGGCCTCCTGGTCGGCGTAGAAGCTGACGCGATCCATGCGGTCGCGGTAGATGAAGAAGCTGGCGGAGTCCAGCAGGCCCACGTCTTGCTCCCGCAGGTAGAAGGCCACGTTCCCGTCAGGCTCATCGGCGTAGAAAGGATCCTCGTCAGCGGTGATGTGGTCCCGGTTGGAGCCAACAAGCCAGTCGCTGCCGACGTAGACCCCATGGCCATCCGGGCATGGGACGGCGCCGCCCTGCGTGACGATCGGCAAGCCGGTGCTGCTGATCAGGTTGACCTCGTCACCGGACCAGAAGGCCTCGCTACGGACCACAAGGCCATTGCTGTAGGCGTGGACCGCAGAGGGCTGCAGCACGACCGGATCGGGCGCCTCGCGGCGCAGCCACAGCCGACCGCGGTGCCCGAGAACCGCCATCAGTAACCTCCGCCGATCGCACCGGTGATCTGGAAGTTGAGGCTGCAGGCGGTGAGATCACCGACCCGCACCGGTGTCGACACCTGAGTGGTGAGGGCCCGGAAGGCCAGGGCCTTGTTGGTGCTGGTGTCCAGGACAGCGGCGAACTCCTCTCCGCCGCGGCCATTGCGGAAGATGGAGCCCACCAGGTCGACGGTGCCGGGGTCCTCTTCGTCGTAGAAGACGGTGGCGCTGCCGGTGGAGCCCCGCATGCCTTCCACGTACTCCCGGTCATAGGAGCCGAGGGTGGAGGAATCGAGGGCATCGCGACTGGTCTCGATGCTGAACTCGCGGCACTTTGCGACACGCACCCCGCGGTAGCGCAGCTCGCCATTACTGCCGGTGATGAGCGACATTGCCCATTGGTCTGAAGTGCCTACTGCACTCTAAGTTCGGCCACCAGCGTGACTTTCGCTGAGCAGATGCCCGGAACGACGCTTTCGATGTCGGGGGTCTGGCCTTTCTTGAAGAACCAGCGGAGGCCATCGGCAGCCAGCTGTTCCTGCAGCCAGGCAGCCATTGGCCCGCTGTAGCCGGCAAAGATCGAGGGAGGCAGCTTGAGCTCATGGGTGGCCCCCTTGGCCTGCCGATGGGCGGCGAGGATCTGCTGGCCGATCTCGTCGCGGATGTTGTTGAAGCCGAGGGCCAGCTGGCCGTCGCCGGCCTTGCTGCCCCAGAGGCGGACGCTCACGGTGCCGCTCTGGCTGCGTTTCTCGCTGGTCGGCCAGTCGGGCGCGATAAAGCGGCGCGTGCTGGGCTCGATGTCGGGGAAGGGCACGGCCATCAGTCGAGGATGATCCAGTTGGTTTCATCATCGAAGCCGGCGGCCAGCAGCAGGATGCCGTCGTCGTTGGTGGGCATGTGAACGGCCTCGATGCTGTAGCCGCCGTCCTCCGGTGGGGTGATGCGCTCGATCTGGTAGGTGAAGGCCTGGGTGGCGCTGTTCACCAGGGTGAAAATCACGCCGGCGGGGGTAGCCCGGCTGCCGCCGGCGTTGACCGAGAGGGTGGTGATCGCCGGCTCGCTGTTGCTGCTGCCGTCCCAGGCCAGGACCGAATAGGCCCCATCCTCGAGGGGCTGGGTCGAAACCAGGGAGCCATCGCCCAGCACGGCCCCGTTGCGGAGCTCCTGGGTGTGGGTGACGTCCATCACCACCCGGATGAAGTCGCCAGGCGCCAGGGGCGCCACCAGGGCCTCATGGGTGGTGGAGAACCGGACGGCGTGATCAGGGATGCGGCGCATCCGGGCCACGAACTTGCCGGCATCGATCGCGTGCCGCCGGCTGGTGCAGTAGTCCGACAGGTCCAGTGACTCGATCGGGTCGGTCTCGCTGGCGAAGGGTGAGGCCTCGCGCACCAGCACCTCCCGCTCGACCGGAAACAGGCCGGGGTTATCGAAGCTGGTGGAGAGGCGCTCCTCCCGGTAGCGGACGGAGACCTGAATCGGCCGGCGGTCCTCCGGCTCGAAGAACTGAAGCGAGAACGTGCCCTCCTGGATGAAGCCCGCGGTGAAGATCCCTCGGATCTCCACCGGCTCAGGCCGGGCGACGGTGCCGGGCCAGGCCGGCCGCAGCCAGAACCGCCCGCCGCTCTCGCCGAACAGGAGCAGGTGGGCGGCACCGACATCAGCGCCCCACTGGCGGATGTTCACCCTGCCGACGGCGCCACCATCGAAGAACAGACGCCGCTCGTAGCACCAGGTCGCCGCGGCCTCGAAGCTCTCCACGTCAATCTGCTCGAGGGTGATCAGGTCGCCGCGGCCGTAGTCCGGATTGGTCATTGCATCCAGCAGCACCTCCGGGAACAGGTGGGTGGCCTGCAGGCCCTGGGTGACGTAGACGGAGAGCTGGCCGAACTGCTGGAACTCTGGGCCGCTGCGGACGTTGAAGCCAAGCACTGCCAGGCGGTCGTAGAGGGGTGCGACGGGGTTGGGGATGATCTCGTTGATGTTGACGACCTCATGCTCCGGGCCGCCCTCGGCACTGGTGCGCACCTCCTCGTAGATGAACGCCTCGGCCAGCTTTCCCCAGCGATCGAGGTAGCTGTTGCCGTTGGCATAGCCGATGCCGATCTCGCCGCGGCCGCCGCGCTGGACGCTGGTGAGCTGGAAACGGCTGTCGCCCTCGCTGGTGCGGTTGGCCGCCGGGATGAACGGACCGGAGACCGAGACGGCGCCACGAAACTGCAGGGTCACCGCGCCGGCGGTCACGCTGCGCTCAGATGTGAGGCTGGAATCGATCAGCTCCAGATCACCGGTGGCGGTTCCGGAGCGGATCTCCCAACCGGAGAGGGGCTCGATCTGGAACTCCCACCGCTTGACGTCGGGCATGACCAGACGGAGGTCGTTGAAGACGTTCTGCTGGGTGATCCCACGCACGCCCAGGCAGGGTTCCAGGTCGATAAAGGGGCCCTGGGTGCCGGCCTCGCGGTAGCGCAGGCGGAAGAAGCTGTAGCGCTCCTCCGAGCTGTTCATCTGGCCGCTGTTGAAGAGGTCGACCGTGAGGTAGTCGCCGGGGGCGATCTTGTTGTCCTCCTTGTCGTAGCAGGCCCTGTCGTCGATCTCGTTGTAGGTGAGGGTGTCGCGGAAGTTGCAGAGGCCAGCGATCCGGATCCCGAGGCTGCTGCGGATGCAGATCTCGACGATGCGGCACTCGCGCAGGGTGGCGAAAGTGGCGATCGCGACGCGGAACAGGTGGGGGAAGTCGGTCGCGACCTTGAATGCCGGGTCGTCATCGGCATCGCGCTGAAGGTCCGCCAGTGGGATCGTCTGGGCGGTGCCGGGCCGGATCACGGTCAGGGTGACGTCGATGGCATTGCCCTGGCTGGGGATGACAGGCTCGAAGTCGGCGTCCGAGTTGAAGCCGATGGTTGAAGGGCTGCGGGCGGTGACGATCGCCAGGGCACTGCCCATCTTGATCAGCTCACCCACCTGCAGGGCGTCATCCCAGGTCTTCTGCCGGCCAGCCACTGCCGCGGCCACATCACCAGAGCGCTCCTGGTGGACGTCCAGGCGATCGTTGACCGAGACGGTGATGATGGCGCTGGCGTTGGTGTAGGTGAAGGAGACCACCGGCGGCGAGCCGGCAGTGGTGACCTTGCTGACGCTGACGAGGTGCTCGGTGAAGATCTGTTTGCTGCCCCGCTCGAAGAAGATCGAGTAGTCGATCACGTAGGTGCCGTCGTCCTCGAGCGCGAGGGCGAGCTCGATCGCCGTGGTGTTGAGGGTCGCCAGAGACGACAGCTGGTTGCTGGTGGCCAGCACAGGCCCCATCGACAGCCAGCCCTTGACGGTCGCGTCGGTGATGTCTGGGAAGGGGTTGGTGGCGACCTCGATGCGGGTGTCCCATGCGCTGACGTCCGGACCGGCCGAAAACGTGGTCTCCGCGTCGGTGGTGTTGCTGAGGTGGTAGGTCCAGGTGTCGCCGTTCTGCAGGATCAGGCCGCTGCGACCGGAGAAGCGGGCCTGGAACTTCTTGCGCTGCGCCAGGCTCACGTAGTCAGGCTCGCAGACGACACGGCCTTCGGCCTTGGTGTTCTTCTTGCTGCCGTTCACGTCGACGGTGATCTGGGCGTTGACCCCGGGCCGGAGGGTGGGGTTGACGCGCAGGCCGAAGCCGTTGCCGATGAGGGTGTAGACCCCGAACTGGGTCTGACTGGTGGGCCGGTGGGCGTGGCAGAAGTCCGGGGCGAGATCGCCGGCGGCATTCGGCACCACGTAGGCGTCATCGGCCTGGAGGCTGCCCGGGTCGTTGCCGGTGCCGATCAGCCGATCAGCGCTGGTGATCCGGCCGCCATTGGGCCGGTAGTAGACCGTGAAGCGGGCGTTATCGGTGTTGCCCAGCAGGTAGCTGCCGAGGGTGTTGTTGCCGATCGCGATGTTGGCCGGATCGATCTGGAGGTTCGGATCGCCCTCGCCGATCAGGAACATGGCGCGCAGCAGCTGCGACTTGTCGAGGGCCTGGATCTGGCTCCAGATCAGCGGCACGTTCACCCGCACGCCTCCGTAGAACTGCCCATCGATCAGTTCCCGCTTGGCGTAGACCAGGGGGATGAAGTCGCCGATGCGGGCCACTTCCTGCAGCGAGTCGAAGCCATTCCGCGGCACGAAACGGCGCACATCGCTGACGGTCTGGCCCTGGGTCTGGTTCTGCTGCAGCCGCGGAGGCTGCTGCTGCTTGGGCTTGAAGAAGCTGGCGACGATCGTCAGGCCGACGCTGATCAAGGTGGCGACCAGCGAGATGGTGGCGAGGGTGGCCGGCTCATTCACCACCGCCGGGCGGGGCTGCGCCGCGGCCCGCCGTCGCACCTCCGCCTGGTAAAGGCGGAACTGATCCTCTGTCAGGCCGAGCAGATCGGCGATGTAGCGATCTGACGGCAGCAGGGGCAGTTCAGGCATTCCGGAGGCGCCGATAGTTCAGTGGCCGCATGCTGCTCAGCGGCACCCACACGACCCCAAGCGTAGCCCTCACCGTCAGAAGCCCATTGTCGACGACAACGGCGATCGAGAAGTCTCCATCAGCCGGAAGGACCGTCATTGCGTATTGCTCTGGCCCCGATGTTTGCTCTGTGAGTGTGAACCAGTCGCGCTCGATTGCGGCCATGTCCCGCTGTGCCAGCAGCTGATACCAACGGCGCTCCACCGGCGGCGGGTCCAGGCCGGCATCGCGCAGCACGCTGAGCACCAACCGGATGCAGTCGGTGCCGCGGCCCTGGCTGGGATCGCCCCCCAGCCGGTAGGGCATGCCGACGTAGCGCATCCAGGCTTTCGCGGTCACGAGACCGACAGCGAGCCGGTGCTCGGCAGGCTGCCCACCAGATTGCTGCTGAGGGTCCGACGGGGGATCTGGGAGTCGACCGCGTCCAGGGGGGAGGTGAGGCGCAGAATCGCGGTCTCGTTGCCGACGTTGACCTCGGGCCTGCTGCAGACCCAGGTCTCTCGGGTGATCTGGTACTGCTCCTCGAAGGTCTCCGGATCCAGCAGGACCATGCAGATTTCGCATAACCACCGCTCGTTGCACGCCTCGACGAAGAGGTTGACGGCCAGAGCGTTGGCCGGGGCCACCACCGCCGAATCGCTGCGGTCGCCTCCCTTGGTGCCGGCGCCGGGGCTCACCGCGAAGGGCGCGAACAGGTAGGTGACGCCATCGCGCTGCCGCTGTTCACCGATCCAGAAGTTCTGGAAGTCTCGGCCGGCCACGTACTCACCTCCGGAGCGGAAGCGGATGAAGTTGGCGAGTGCGACCGCCATCAGCCCATCCCCAGCGACTTGCGGACCTTGACGCTGTTGCGCATGTCCTTGAGGGTCATGGCCCGGCCCCGTTCTGCCGCATCGCGCAAACCCTGCTGGAACTGCTCAGCGGTCACGTACTCCACCCCGTTGATCACCCGGCTCTCGAAGCGCACGTCCAGGGGCCTGGCCGGGGCCGCCATGGCGACGGACAGGGCCTGCGCGGCCTGCTGCTGCCGGGTCACCGTGGCGACGGCTGCAACGGCCTCACGGCTGGCCTCAAAGGCCGCAGCCGACGCCCCCCCGCCGGCGGAGCCGCCGCCCAGGGCGCTGCGGGCCTGAAGCAGCGCCTGAGTCCTGTCGTTCGGGATGACGGTGCCGCTGGCGCCCGGCACGAAGAGTTCCATCCCCCGCTCACCGACCAGGTAGGCGCGGTTGCTGGTGACCGGGCCGCCCCGGGCCCGCTGGGGAATCCCCCAGTTCGGGCCCGCGATGCCGAGGCCGTTGGCCTGGTAGCCCTTGGCCGACATCCCCGTCAGTGCCTTTGACCCACCGAACAGGCTGGTGAGGCTGCCGATCGAGCCGAACACGCCGGCCAGGCCCATCAGCGTGTTGTAGGTGCCACCGCCAGACATCTGCTGCACGCCGCCGGTGGCCATGGCAACGCCGCCGAGCACGGCGCCCACGCGGCCCAGGCTCTGCATCAGCCCCTCGAAGCCGCCGGCCGTGCGGCCCGCGGTGGTGGCCACCACGTCGATCACCTGCCCGGCGTTGTCCATCGACTGCGCTAGGCCGGCGGCGCTGGGCACCAGGGCACCAGCAGCGGCCCCGGTCTCCTGGAAGGGCATTACGGCGAGGGGGACGGGTGCGCCGGTGCCGCTGCCCCCTGTCAGAGCGCTTGCGGCCTGCCCCAGGGCGGTGCCGGCCTGCTGCAGTGTGCTGCCGGCAGTGTTGAGGCTGGAGGCCGCGGCCTGCTGTTGGCTTGTTGCCTGCTCCTGGGCCAGCTTGCGGGCCTGCTCCTCCACGTCCACACCGCTGAAGGTGCGGAACAGGTTCTCGGTCAGCTGTTTCTCGATCGGCGCCAGGGCTGCCTCCAGCAGGGCGCCGGTGAACCGTTCGGCCATCGTGCGCGTGATGCTCTCAGTCAGCCCCGCCAGGTCGAAGCCCTCGCTGCTGAACAACTGCCCCAGCAGGCCCCGGATCGTGTTGCCAAGGCTGCCGGCGGTGGCCTCCGTCAGCTGGCCCGCCAGGCGGCCGCGAGGGGTCTTGAGAACCTCGGCGGTGAGCTGATCGCGGACGGCCTGGATCCGCAGCTCTTCCGTCTTGGCCCGCTGGCTGGTCGTCAGGGTTTCGGCCTGCAGAGACTGCGTCTGCACCAGGTTGGGGATCAGCACGTTGTTCAGGCGCTCCAGAGCCTCCGTGGTGCGCTGAATCAGTGCCGCGTTGTCCCGGATGCTGTTGGCGTTGCTCTCGATCGAGTTCTGAAGGCTGGCCGCCTGACCTGCAGCATCAAAGGCCGGAGCGGTGGTCGGCCCAAACCACTGTCCAGGAGAAGAGTTCTGAAGCTCGATAACCGCTTGTCGGAGCTTTGCGGTATTCGCATACTGCAAGCCGATCCATTCTTGGCGCAGCCCGCGCATGCCTTGCTCAACGGATACACCCTGAACACGGTTACGGGCCAATAGATAGCCAAGCCTTTCCTGTACTTCCGGGGTAAAGCGATCGCTCATGCTGACGCCCGTGGCGCCATAGCGGCCCTGCATAAGCCCCTGCAGGGTCGAACCAATGATCTGATACTTGCCGACCGCGTGCAGTTGCTGACTACGAGGCACACCAGGAGCCAGCTGACGCCGCTGAATCTCGGCAATCGTCATGTTCACAAGGTTCGGATCAATCCCGCTTCCATGTGCGGTGTGTCCGTTATTGCTCCCTCCACGGTTGAACGCTCCGTAGTTCCCTCCGTAGCTTTCGTGGCTCCCGATCAGTCGGCTCAGCAGCGTGCCACCCACCCCGCCTCCGGGGGTGGCAGCTCCACCTGGCGTAGGGGGGAGGATCGGTGCCGGAGGGTAACCCCCGCCCACCCAGCTTCCGATCGCCGGACCCGCCTGCGCGTTCTGGATCACAGAGGCGCTGATCTGATCACGCTGCTTCTGCAGCTTCAGCTGCTCCCGCTGGGCCTCCAGCTCGATCTGCGAGTTCTTCGCGCGCAGACCCTCGATGTTCAGCCGCACCGCCGCCAGCTGCAGCTCGGTGCGTTCCCGTTCCTGCTGAACCTGCAGCTGCTTGCGCTGAAGCTCCTGCTCCTGCTGCAGCTGCCGCTGACGGGCCTCATAGACCTTGCGGGTGGCATCCGCTTCCGACACAAAGCCCTGCGCGCCGGCGGCCAGTGCTTCGATGCGGGCGCCGATCACCGCCTGGACGCTGGTCGGGCTGTCGGTCGCGTTCTGCTGCGCCTGGGCCACCTTCAGCTGGGCCTCGGCCTCCTGCACGGCAGCCGCGGCCTGGGCCTGCTGCAGCTCCAGCCTGGCGCGGTCAACCTTCTCCAGCTCGCGCGAATCCTCCAGTTTCCTCTCGAGTTTGCGCAGCTCGTTCTCTTGATCGCGGATCTCCTGTTTGCCCTTCTCGAGCCGCTTGTCGCGCTCCGCTGTGATTGCCTGCTCCTTCTGCTGCAGCTCCGCCAGCTGGGCCTGCTGCTCGCGGGTGGCGCCCGCCAGCTGCTCCTGAATGCCCAGCTGCTGCCCCTTGATGTCCAGCGTCCGGCCCTCGAGGGCGTTCGTCTGCTGGATCACCCCGACCATTTCGTTGCCGAGCTCAACGGTGCGGTCAACGATCTCCAGCTGCTGGTTCCTGAGCCGCAGCTCCGCCTGGGCCTCACTCCGCTGCCGCGCCAGGGACTTGAACTCCGGGCTGCTGGCCCGGACCACCTGCATCCGGCTCGAGATGTCGGCGATGGCGGCCTGAGCCTTCTCCCGCTGGATCTGCAGCTCGAGGCGCTGGATGCGCAGCTGCTCCTGCTGCAGCTTCTGCTGCTTCAGCTGGATCTGCAGCTGGGTCTGCAGCATCTCCCGCTCGGTGCCCAGCAGGGCCCGCCGCTCCTGAATCCGCTGCTGCTCCTGCCGCAGCGCCAAGTCGTTGCGAGCTTCGTCTGCCGCCAGGCGGGCCTCCGGCGAAGCGGCCACCTGGATGGCGAAGTTGGCACGGTTGGTCTCGAGGCCGCGGCGGCTCTCGGCCAGCTCATTCATCGACTGCTGCAGGCCCTTCTGAGCACCCATGAGCCGCAGCGTCTGCTCGAGGCCCTGGATCTCGTTCTTGACCCGGTCCTGCACCAGCTGGCTCAGCTCCTTGGCTTCGTTCAGCCGGCGGGTGCTTCCCGTGCCGAGCCTCGCCTCGCGCTCCTGCAGCAGCTTCTTGGTGCTGTCAGACAGGTTCAGGGACCGCAGCTCGGGCTCTTTCGCTCCCCCCAACGAGGTCGCGAACTCGGACTCGATCACCGATTGCCGCTGCGCAATCTCCTGCGGCGTCATACCCCGGAGCTTGCCATCAAGCCACGCCACCCCCTTGGCCATTTCGACAAAGGGCCGCGCCACCGTGGCAGCGGCCCCCTCGGCCTTGGCAATCAGGTCGTCGAAGAACTTCAGGATCTTGTCGAAGAACGAGTCGATGCTGTCGACCGTCTGACCAGTCAGCACCCGAAGAAAAACACTGATCGGACGCAGCGCGGTCGAGGCAGCCGCAGCCACAAGCTCGAACACCTTGGCGATGACCTGCAGGATGCCGCCCAAGGCTTTGAAGACTGGCAGCAGGCCCAAGCCGATGAGATTCATCCCCACCGCGCCGACGTCCGCAACGATCTGCACCAGCGAGGCCACCATCGAGCCGAGAGACACCAGCCAGCCACCGATCTCGCCGAGCATGCGCAGCAGAGGCTCAATCGCTTCCGAGATGCCACGCATGGCGCCGGCAAAGCTGCCCTGCAGGCTGTCGAGACTGTCGAGGACCGCCTTCAGGCCCATGGCCAGTCCGCGCTCCAGCGCCTGCCCGCCCTCAGTGTTGATTGTCTGAAAAACGTCCTCGAAGTTGCTCTGAACGTTTGAGAGCGAAGCGCTCAGAACTTCCTGCCCCTGATACAGCTTCTCCAGCTTCTGCATCAGGTCTTCGTAGTATTTTCCCTCTTCCTTCAGCTGCGCAATCTTCTCCCTGGCGCCAGCGCCATAGAGCTTGTTTGCCAGCTGGTCGTACATCTGGACGTCGCCAGTGAGCAGGGAGCTCACCTCCGAGCGGTATTGATCGCCCGGAACCCCCAGCACATTGGTGGCCGCAGCCAGGCGGGTGCTGAGCTTGCGGATGTTGCCCAGGTTCTCCCCTTCTTTGCCCAGCGATGCGCTGTTCTGCAAGATGAGGTTGAAGCCCTCGTAGATCTCGGAAGCGGTGGCGCCCGAGATCTTGGCAACTTCCTTCTGAATCTCCTTGTACTCCTTGGTGATGACGCCCCGGACGGCGCGCATCTGGTTGGCGGTGCCCTCAATCGCCTTGCCGTCGGGCCCCAGGATCCCGAACGACTGCGATGTGAAGATGCCCGCCTCGGCCACCTGCTGGTTGAAGCGGCCGGCCTCTTGCGACAGCTGCTTCAGCGGCGCCAGCACGCTGTTCACCGCGGCCGAGACGCCATAGAAGATGGCCTGGAGGCCCTGGGCGGCCAGACCGATCTGGGCCAGGACAGGCAGGGCCCGGCCGGCGGCACCCATCGCCCCGCTCAGGGCGCCGGAGAAGCCCCCAAGCGCACCACCGGAAGCGCTGAGGCGCGACGACAGGTTGCTGAGGCTCTCTGCCAGGCCCTGGAACGCATTGCCGTCGCCCTGCAGGCCCTGGCCAACGGCCGCCAGGATCTGATTGAGGCCGTTCAGCCGGTTCTGCAGCTGATCGATCTCGCGCGACGCCTGGCCGGTGTCGGCGTCGAACTTGACCGTGATGCCCTGCTTCTCAAGCTGGTCGGTGTAGCGCTTGAGGACCGCCAGCTCGCGATCCAGCGCGCTGCGATCCCCGTAGAGCCGCAGGAATGCTGAGCCGAGGCTGATTCCTTCCAACGATCGTTCGCCTGTTCTCCATTCTGGCCGCGCCTCAATTCAGCACGTCTGCGCTCTTCAGGTCCTCCATCAGGAAGGCGATCACCGGCATCGGCAATGCACGGGTCTGGATCAGCTGCCGCAGCGTCGCTGCTGCATCAGCCGCCAGCCGCGGCCGCCCGTCGGGGTTCTCCATCCGGTAGGGCAGCCAGTCCTCGAGGGTGGAGGTGGCCTTGCCCATGCTGGCCGCCACCTGCACGGTCATCCCCACCCGTGCCGTGGTGTAGGCCAGGGCGTTGGTCCGCTCGCGCTCCTGGCGCAGGATCATCTCCAGCACCTTGAAGATCTTGCGGCAGGGCTGCCGCCCGAACTGCGCCGCCTGGTAGCGGGGGTCGGAGAAACCGCTGCTGTTGATCGCGACGTAGATCTCGTTCAGGTCGACCGGTGGGGTCTTCAGGGCGGTGCGCAGCTGCGCGATCTGGGCGTCGACACTCAGCTGGCCGACGCCTTGGCCTTTCCCTTGCCGGCCGCGGCCGGTTCTTCGCCGGTCTGCTCCTGGCGGATGAAGGCCAGGATCTGCTGGCGGAACTTGCCGGGCAGTCGGCGGGTGGCGTCCAGATCCCAGTCATCCATCGGCTGCCAGCCGTCGGGGCCCTCGATCTCCGCGCGCGACAGGATGAACAGGTTGATCATCTGCGAGTCGATCACGCTCTGGATCGGCAGACTGCTGACCAGCATGAATGCCTCCTCGCTGAACTCCGCGATCCAGGGCGAGTCGGCGAAGGTGCCGCTCGTCAGCTTGTTGATCACCTCCTCGAAGGGCACCTCTCTGGCATCGCTGATCCGCTTGGCCAGGGTCATCATCGACAGCAGCGCCTGGGTCGATTGCCGCTGAGCCTGCTCCATCTCCTCGAGCTCGGCGCCCAGCAGATCGATGTAGCGACGAAAACGCAGCTTGCCGATCGTTTCGTAGTCGGTGGCAAAGGAATCAAACAGCAGTTCTTTGCTACTCATGTGAGTCTTTTGAGGGGGAGAACGCAGTCGTATCCTTTGTAGCGCTCCGGCTGAGCGATCACTTCTGTGGGAAGTTGCACCAGGTAGGCGACGCCGTCCATCGTTGGATCCTTGACGGTCAGCCATCCGTCTTCAACGAAGCCATCGACCACCAGCAGAGCCACCTGCAGTTCTGCCGTGTCGGCAGTGCAGTGGATCAGGAACACCTGGCTGCGGTTGTCCTGTAGCAGGGCGTGAAAGTGCATGAAAAAGCCCCGGCGTCCCGGGGCTCCGTCCACCTCTCGTTCAGGCTAGGCGCCTCAGGCAGTGCGGAAGGTGGTGGTGAATCCCTGGATCGGCTTGCGGAAGCCGCTTGGGGAGGCATTACCGCTGCCATCCACCGCCTGGGTGATGGCACCATCTGCGATCCGCAGCCGGTAGATCGTCGCCGCGGCCAGGTCGGTCGTCGGGTTGATCGTGACCACGTTGGAGCCGACGCCACCGAGCGAGACCGCTGCGGGCACCAGCTGACCGCTGGAGGCCACCTCGAGGCGGAAGCCGCTGCCGTCCTCGCTGCCGAGCGCCAACTGGGTGAGAGCGGCCGTGCCGTTGCTGGTGAAGGTGACGACCACGTTGCTGGTGGTCGCGACGTCGTCGGCGTTGTCGACGGGGGAGACAGCCGCCTGACGGGTGCCGGCCACCAGGAACAGCAGGGTGTTCTGGATCTGGCCGATCGTCAGGGGAGCGCCGCCGGCGTTGTAGCGGCCGAACACCGGCCTGCCGCGGCTCATCACGTCGAAGCTGATCTCGGTGAGGCCCTCGGCCTGGCCGCCGTCGTTGTAGTTGCGGCAGACGCCATTGAAGCCGGCGTAGTCGTAGATGTAGTCGCCGGTGCTGCCATTGAGGCGGCCCATCTCCTTGAGGATCTCGAAGTAGATCTCGAACTCCTTGTCGTAGCGGGCCCGCTCGATCAGGGCGAAGTCTTCGCTGTAGTCGCCGCGGAACTGGGGCACCGTGGAGCCAGCCGGCACCTCGATGTCCTTGATGAAGTAGCTCCGCATGCTGGAGCGCACCCGGCTGCCAGTGGTCACCGAGTCGGCCCAGCCGTCATCGCCGAACAGGCGAAACTCCTGGTCGTTGTCGTCGACCTGGAAGCTGCCGCTGGTGATGCCCTGCATCTCGATGTAGCCCTGGCTTGGGGGCAGGGTGGGCAGCGACACGAAGCCGGCGCTGTCGCGCACGGCAAACAGGCGCTGCGGTGCCACCAGGGGAACAGCTCGAACAAGGGTGCGGTGCGCCTTGTGGAAGGCCGCGCCGATCGCGAAATTGGCCATGGTGCTACTCCTAGAGCGGGGTGATCAGAACGGGATCGGGCAGCTCGTAGGTGAGCTGCTCGTAGGTGTTGTCGGTCTGGGGGAGTCCACGTGGCTTCGCCCAGGGCCAGGCCCTGTACGCCAGTAGCTGAACCCCACTGAGGTCCTTCGTGATGTCGTAACAGCGAAACTGGAGGGTCCAGATCCGCTGCGCCTTGAGCATTCCGAGGCCTCCCAAGTGCTGCAGGGGCGGCGGATTGGTCAGCACGCATTCGATGCCGCTGACCCGCCAGTCCGGCGGAACCTGGGACCGGCCGACCACATACAGGGCCGGCTGGGTGGTGCCGTTGGGAAGGGTGTAGGTGCCCAGTTCGCTACCGAACAGCTCGAGCAGGGCCTCACGCAGCTGGCGGACGCTGCAACCGGCAACCACAGGCAGGGTCATTGCCCGGCCCTCCGGCGCATGGCCAGCCTGAACCTGGCCTCGAACTGCCGGACCACGGTGTCGCGGTCGTAGAGCACTGGCCGGGTCCACGGCCTGGCCGGCATGCTTCGGGCGTTGCCCTCGGCATCGGTGGCCTTGAACACCGCCCCGTCATGCACCACGGCCGCATAGGGGGCTGTCCAGTCGAAGAAGGTCTCGAGCTCCTGGCTCAGGCCACGGGTGATTCGCAGGCTGCGGCGCAGGTTGCCGGTGTCGACGATGTCCCGCGGGGTCGGCTCGCGGGGCCAATCCCACTTTTCGTCAGAGATCTCCTTGGTGAACCGGCGGCCCAGATAGGCCGACAGGTCGTCCCAGGCTTCGTTGAGGGCGTCGTCGATGCGCAGGTCCAGCGGCATGGGTCTGTCCTCCTCAGGGGGCTTGTGGGGGCGGTGGAGGGGGAGGCAGCTGCTTGCCGCCCAGCACCCGGAACGTGCCGCTGATCGACTGGCGGATGGTCGGATACGCCGACTCGTCCATTGCCAGATCGAACACCAGCTCGAAACGACCGGTGAGGCCGTTGATCACCGCCGCGGCCTTGCTGCCGTTCGTGATCCGCTCGTCCAGGACGGCGGGATACAGCAGGCGGCCGTTGCAGCGGTAGAGCGTGGTGTCGACCCCTGGCTCTGAGCTCCAATCAGGGCCGGAGAGCTTCAAGGCCGCCAGGACCTCGATCGTCTCGAGGCTGGCGACAGGGTTCCCGGTCGCGGCGTCCGTGGTGATGGCAGAGCCGCTGACTGTGAAGGTCAGCTGGGCATTGCCCCACGGGGCGAAAGCAGCGACGGGAAGGGGCATCAGACGACGAAGCCGGTGAGCGGAAGGGTGAGGCGCAGGGCCTCGTACTGCGTGCCGTAGAAGGTGCTCATCACACCTTCTCCAGCGGGATCAGCCGTCCGCTGATCGACGGAGGCGCCCACCTGCCGCACCCGCTGGGTCACCAGATGGGCGGCGTAGTAGGCGACACCATCGCTGTGCAGCTCCCCCCAGATGTCCTCACCGCAGACCCGGCCGGCCAGCGCCAGCGACCCATCCACGACGGCGTCGGGGTGGATCGCCAGCTCCGGGAACCGAGCCAGAAATGCCGATCGGCTGGGGACTGCCATGGTCAGCCCTGCCCCTCCTCAATCTCCGCCAGGCGCCGCTTGCAGGCGTTGCGGATCGCCATCCGCTCGTCTGCGTCGTGCCAGGCCTGCAGCTGGGCCGCTTCACGGGAGTGATGGATCAGCCGCAGCGCCGCGCGCTGCTCGGTCGTGGCAATCGAGATGACGGCCGCGGCCGGGGTCTCGCTGACCTTCTCGGTGGTGAGGTCGATCTCTTCCACCAGGCGCTGCTCAAGCAGCTCACGGATGGGGGTGAGTTCCTGAGCGCGGGCCCAGAGCTCCTGGTCGATGTTGAAGTTGTTGCCCGGCTTGAGAACCAGGCACTTATCTTCTCCAGGGAAGGCGACCACAACCGCGCCGCCGGAAACGTTGGCGAGGACGGGATCAACCAGCTCAGGGGTGTAGGCGATGGCGAGGCTCATGGGGTTCAGCCCTTATCGACGTAGGTGATGGATTTGGGGTAGTAGAGCGCCACGCCGGCGATCTTGGCCTCTGCAGGCACACTCCACGCCAGGTTTTTGGGCTGGGGTGGGTGGAACTTCAGCGGCATCGGCACGTGGAACTGGAGCTTCCCGGGATCGCGCTTGTAGATCACCATCCGGGGGGCACTGAGAGCGCCGCCGGAGTTGGCCGGATCAAGCTCATTGATGGGCTCAACCTGGGTGATGTACGGATTGGTGCGCAGAAAATACTCCAGCACCGTGGTATCGGAGACGTTGCTCCGGGGCGTGGTGCTGATCTTCCGGTAGACGCTGTAGGGAAGCAGCATCGTGTCCGGGCGCTCCACCATGTTCGAGGCGTTCACCTGGTAGGTAATGCCCTCGTTCAAGATGGCCAGCATCTGATCGGGGGTGACACTGGCGGAGTCGAACCAGCCATCGCTGGACGAGCCGGTGACCACGATCTTGTCGACCGTCGGGTGGTTGAAGAAACCCCGCAGGCCGGTACCGGGGTAGCCGAAGAGGGCCACCTTGTTGGCGCGGCGCTCGTAGGCGTCACGCACGGCGTCGGCGCGGCGCTGCTCCAGGGACACCTTGGCGAACTGCGCCTTGCGCAGCTCCTCGGTGGTGTAGACAAAGGAGCCGCCGAAGTTGCGGATCGTGTTGATGATCTCCCCGCGACGGACGTCGGAGGTGGGGAGATCACTGGCGAAGTCACCGACCAGGTCGAAGTCACCGACCTTGTCATAGATCTCGTACTTGTAGGTCTCGGCGCCTTCCGGGACCTCATTCGAGACGGGGACGATCCGCGAGTAGGGGATCTCCGCGTAAGTCTTCTCGAAAACCTTGGGCAGGATGTGCTCGAGTTCACGCAGGAGGAACACTCCCGGCGTGGCGTTGTCCATGCGAACAGTCATTGGTCGATGCCTCCTCAACCGGGTGCGGTGTCAGCGGTGAAAGTGAGCTGGGCTGGAGTGTTGATCTCCAGCGCCAGCACCAGGCCAGCAGCGCCGGCCTTGCGGATCACCCAGCCGCCGGCAGCCAGCGCGAGGGTGTTGCCATTGCTGGCGGTCTTGCCCCACTTGCCGGCATGGGTGCCGGATTTGTGGAAGCGCAGGGTGTCGCCAGGGCCGACCGCCTCCATCACCTCCAGGTAGATCGTCCCTTGGGTGAGGATGTTGACGGCCTTGAGGCTCGGGACCCCTTCGCTGTAGTTGGGGGCCGAACCGATCGCCGGGATGTTCTGCTTCTCCTGGGTGGAGGAGCGGGCAGTGATGCCGAGGATCGCGCCGGCGGCGGTGGCCAGCTGGCAGCTGTTGGCCAGAACGCCGCCGCTGTTGGCAACGACGGGGACGCCATAGGCCAGCAGGTTGCCGGTCTCGTTGGCGCCAGTGATCACCCGCAGGGTGGCGAGATCAGCGATCTGGCCGGGGAGGCCGCGATCGAGCTGCAGGGGGTAGTTGAACTGCGCGCCCTCGCCGGAGCTGACCGCAGTGGGCGTGAAGGTCTGAGCCATGGGATCACTCCTTGGTGATGGTGAGGGCCCGGCGGGAGTTCTCCTGCTGGGCGCGGATCATGCGCGCACGGGCCGCGTCCTGGCCGCCGGAATCGGCGGGGATGCCATTGATCGCGCTCAGCAGCGGGTCGGCGCTGTCGCTGCGGCCCATGCCCTGCTCCGCGTAGGCGTCGAAGGTGGCCGTCACGTAGTCGTCGCTGCGGCCCTCGAAGCGCTCCGGATCGACGCCGACCTTCTCGAGCGAATCGATCATCAGCTCGCGGTTACTGAGACCATCGAACGTGGGTCGTTCGCCGGTGATGGCCGTGGCGCGATCGATCAGCTCCAGGCGGGCGGTGACCAGGGCGTCGATGTCGAGGTCGTCCGCATCGGTGCGGCTGTCGATCTCGAGCTCGAGCGAGTCGAGTCGATCGACGAGGGCATCGAGGCGGCCCAGGTCGCGCTCATGGGCCTCGATGGCGTCATCGCGCTCGGCGCAGGCCCGGTCGTACATGGCCTTGGGCACCATCTTCCCGCCGCCGTCCTTCTTGGAGACCATGTAGGAGCCGAGATTGGCGGCGCCACCGCCGTCCATTTCGTCCTCGTCGCACTGTTCCATTTCCTCGTCGTCACTGCCTTCCCGGGCCTCTTCGTCCTCCTCCATTGCCATGGGGGGAGGTGCCTTCTTCCTGCCCTTGGCGTCGGCCCGAACCTGGGCTGACAGGGCGGAAGCGAGGGCCTCGGTGGCATTGCTGAGCGCTGCCACAGCGGTCATGGAATCCTCCGTTTGGGGTTGTGGTTGGCCGTCGGCCGGGATGGGATCAACGGCGTAGGCGGAATCCATGTGCAACCGCACCTCAGGGCCTGCACGGCCCTTGCGCACGATCGCCACGTGGTTTCCTGAGATCTCCCTCTGGACGCCGTCGTATCGCTGGCCGTCGGGGGTGACGCCGGGGGTGGCGTCGAACTTGACCCGATAGCCCACGGACACCTCACGGGCATCACCCCGCTTGATGGCGTCGATGGCCTCCCGGTCAGTGACCGTGACGAAGCCCACCGCGAACGGTGAGCGGTACTCGACCATCGATCCGGTGTGACCCCGCTGGTACTCCCGGCACGTCTCAGGTGTCAGCAGCTCCGGCGGGTGCTCCAGGGTGACCGGGAGGTTCGCCAGGGAGAGCAGGGCGTCCTTGCGGGAGACCTCTTCCTCCGGCCGGTACTCGATTGCCTCCTTCCCGTCCTGACGCCGATAGCGCTGCAGTCCGGTGCGCGCGAAGGTGGCATTGATGCGCAGATAGCCCTCGGGAGTTTCCTCCCAGTCGGACGAGATCTCGGCGCGATCAAAGCGCAGCGCTTCGCTCATGGCCAATCGAAACCTGCCTGCATCCTGCGAGGTGGCATCTATGGTTTGGGCTGAATGTTCCTGAGCGGAACGTGTTTTCAATCGCGCCCGACGACTACGTTCTCAGCCAGCTGGGCGCCAGGGTGCGGGTGCTGCGGCAGGCGCGTGAAATGACCCAGGCGCAGCTGGCGGAGCAGCTGGGTGTGCAGCATCCATGGGTCGCCAAGGTCGAGGCCGGCACGTTGGCACCCACGCCAGGCCGCCTGCGGGCCCTCTCGCAGGTGCTCAACTGTTGCCCTTCGTATCTGCTTGCTCTCTGATAGGATTTGGGTGTTGGAGAGAGGCCTGGATCTGGCCCTCCAACGGCAACAACGGCTCCAGGGCCTTGGGCACCTTGACATAGCGGCTTCGGCCGCCGCGGGCGGTCAGCCCCGCACTCGGCAGGTGGCCTCAACCGGCACCTCTGAGTCCCCCGCCGGAGGACTCGCCACCTACCCGAGATGCACATGGCTGATTCGACCCGCACCGCCCCCGCCACGGGCAACCCCGATCTCGACGATCTGTTCGCCGAGATCGATGCGGCCCTCGAGGCGTATGGACGCTCCCTCGATCAGGGCTTGGCACTGGCTGCAGAGATGCGCCAGCTTGCCGACACGATCGACGCCGGACTGGCTGACAGCCAGGCCGAGCTGATGGAGTGGTTCTGAGGGCGCCCCCGGGGCCGCAAGGCCCCACTGACTCTCACCGCCACGGATCAGCCGTCTTGCGGCTTCCGCTTGCCCTTCTGATCACCGGCCTGCCAGCTCTCGCTGGCCGATCGGTTGAGCTCCACCATCGTGCGGGCCTCGCTGGCCACGTTCGCCCAGTCGATGCCGCCATCGGCCGCGGCCGGCTGGGTGACCTCTTTCTTGTTGCTCACCGCTGGATCGGCATCTGTCCGACTTGATCCTGACAGCAACTCAAGCCAGCGCCAATGGAGACGCTCGGCCTCGTTCAGATCGCCACGGTCCATGGCCTTTGGATAGGCCGCCCATGCCGTGATGTGCTCGGGGATGTTGCTCATGCGGCCTCCCAGGCGGCGTAGTGGCGGTCAACGGCCCGGCGGAACCTCTCCAGGTGCTTGGGGCCGAACGTCCGGTCCCGGGCCGCTTCTGCTTGCCTGACGACGGCAGCAGGCAACGGCGGCAACAGGCCCACCATCCGTTCGGCCGTGTGGAAGTCAACGCCGGTCTTGACCAGCGCATTGGCCTGCTGGATGCGCTCGCCCGGGTTCTTGACGGTGTCCTCAAACCCGGCGGCCCACTGCTCTTCGTCGAAGGCGTCGGTCACGTCCTTGTAAGCCTTGGCGGCCTTGAAGCTCATGCTCATGCCGTGGCCGACCAGACGATCGATCGAAGGCTTCAGGCGCGCCAGCCGGCGGCTCTTGGTGTCCGTGCCGTTGACCTGCTCGTTGATCTTGACCAGGTGACCGCCGAGCACCGCCAGCGCCGCGGCCTCGGTTCGGATCTTTTCGTGCGGCAGGGTGTTCTCCACCTTCCGGGCCATTCCCCAGTCGATCAGGGTCGGGGTGCCATCGGGGCCGAGCAGCACGTTGCCGCCGTGCAGATCGCCGTGATGAAAGCCAGCATCGGCCATGGTGCGGGCGATGCGTGCCACACCGGCGGCATAGCGGGCCATGGCGCCAGGCTGGCGCAGCACCTCTGCAGCCTCCGGGGTGATGTCCATCGCCCGGTGGTCGGCGGCCAGCTTGACGCCGGGCAGCATTTCGTAGGCGAAGGCCAGCCGGCCGTCCTGCAGCTTCTGCACCGGGCCGATCGGGCGGGGCCCAAGGCCGAGCGCATGGGCGCGCTCCATGCTTGCCCGCTCGCGTTCGACCATGTTGCGGCGCTGCGTCGGGCGGTCCGGCGGCTCGTAGCTGGTATCCAGCGGATCGCCATTGGTGAGGCGGTCGACCTTGACGACCACAGGCCCCGATGGCGTCTCGGCCATGAAGGTGTCCCCAAAGGCGCCGCCGCCCAGGGCCCGGGCCGGCGGCTGGCCGTTGATCAGCAGCGTCCCGTCGTCCTGCAACTTGATGGCGACCGGCAGGGTGGCAGTGCTGTTGGCGCGGTCCTGGGCGGCACGGGCCTGCTGTTCAGCGGCGGCCCGCTCTCGTTCCGCCGCCTTGCGGGCCTGCGTCGCCTGATGCAGCTGCATGAAGCGGCTGGGCTTGGCGGCGGCCGGCGCTCCACCTGCACCCTTTCGGCAGGTCTTTCTCGGGTCGATCCAGCCGGCGCCGCACTTCTCACCACCGGGGCCCGGAGCGCCGCCGCCGGTGAGGTCGAGCGCCAGCTGGCCGGGGCTCACCTTGATCCGACGCGCATCCAGGCGATCCTCCAGGGCATCCAGGCGGATCTGCAGAACCTGGATCGGGTGCATCGCTCAGGTGGCAGATGGGCTCAGCAGCAGAGCACTGGTCTCCGCGTAGGCCAAGTCTGCGCGCTGCGCCACCAGCGCAATCGGCGTCGAGGTGGCCTGGTTCTGGATCACGACATCTGCCCAGGCCTGCTCAGCGGGAGTGCTGCACAGGGGCGCGAAGGCCTCGATCTGGGCACCCAGACGCTGGCGTTCGGCGCCGGCCGCGGCCCGGTAGCGCTTCAGCCACTTCAGCATCCCGTCCTTGAGCGCTGGATCCATCTGGGAATGGGAACCGGTGGCTGTCGCCATCATCGCTTGACCTCCGGAGTGGCCTGGGCGCGTCGCAGCACGTCATCCACCCAGTCGTAGACCTCGGGCGACCGCTGGCGTAACGCCGCCGGTGAGACGACGAAGGCGGTGAAGGCCTCTGCGAACATTTCCAGCCGGTTCGTCATCGCGTAGTCGCTGACGAAGTGCCGAGTGTCGCCAAGCAAGCCGCCAAGAGGGTTGCCGGGTTCGGCGTCGCGGATGTTGCCCTCCAACGCTGGGCTGATCTTCACGATCGTGTTGCGGGTATCGCCGGAGGCGAAGTGAACCATGTGGCCGACCTCATGGACATAGGTGGCCATCAGCTGATCATTGCGGGATGACAGGAATGAAGTGGTATAGGCGCCACCCTTGTAGCCGGGCTGGCCAAACTGGCTGACGTGCCGATCAAGACTTGCTGTCATCCCTTCAGGGTTGAGTCCGGCGCCCCTCCAGGCGGCGTCATCAGGATCATCCATCATGCAGATGATGCCGTTTCGGTGTGCAAGGCCGCCGGCTCCTGGCCTGCCCATCAGCTGCGCAGCAAGCAATCGATAGTCCAACTGGAGCTGCTGTTTCGCCAGCTGCAGCTCTTGCTTCTGATGCGCGAGTGCTTCATGCGTGGCAGCAGGAGTATCCCACCCCATTCGGCGATCATCCTCCATGCTGGTTTTGATGTTCCGAATCTGGCCGTTCACATACTTCACTCGTTCTTTCTCGAAGACAATCTCGCCAACAATCCGCCTGATGTTCGGGCTGTTCACTTCCACCTTCTTCAGCACCTCCTCGCTTAGCAGGTGCTCCATGTCTGAATCCTTGATCGGCCCGTCGATCTTGCTGTCTCTGCGCAGGTGTGGAGCAATGCTGTCGACCGCGACCAGCACGTTGGAGCCCATCAGGAACTTGGCCATCCGGCGGGCATTCCGGCCCACCTCCCCGGGCTGATCGCAGAGCTTCAAGGTGGCCGCGGCCAGGGTGTTGCCGTCGTAGCTGGCACCAGGCCGGGCGATGGAGCGCGCACGCATGTGTTTCACGAAGGCCATGCGGGCCTCCGGTGTGCTGACGTCCAGCTCGTCATCGACGCGGGTGTGGCTGCCCGGTTCGACATACCAGGCCGGCTTGATGCCGGTGCGCTGGAACTTGTTGATCTCCAGCGTCAGCTGGTCGCGCTGCTGCGGCGTCAGGTTGCCGATGCCCCTCGGCTTGATCTCGCCTCTCGCCAGGGCCATCAGGCGCTCGGCCCGCTCTCTGCTCAGGCTGCTCTGCGGATCGCTGCGGCACTCCTTCTTCAGGCTGATGCAGGCATTGCCGCAGCTGTAGCCGGTCTTGCATTTCCGCTTGGCCGCATCGAGGCGCAGCTCCAGGGCCGCCAGCCGGCCGCGCAGGTCCATCAGATTGTTCATGCTCTGCCCCTCCGGATCCGCACGGCTCTGAAGACGTTGTTGAGGCCCCATACCCACCGGTCATACTCGCCGTGCTCGGGCACGATCCAGTCCTCGAAGCGGGGATCCCGGTGGCGCTCTTCCCGCCGCTGCTGCGCTGCGCTGATGTCGCCGGACAGGATCCGTGAAGCGGACATGAACCGCCGGCCGGCGATGTAGCGTTCTGCGTCAATGCCGATCGTCTGCGTGCGGGCGGTCCAGCGGTCGTCCTTCGAGAACTCCTCAGGCCCCCCGTAGCGTGTGATGTCGTCATCGATGTTCGCCTGGGAATCGTCGAACCACTCCCGCAGGTCCTGGCGGCCGGAGGCGTAGACCTTCTGCCGGATCTGCTCCGTGGCCCACTTGAGCTCCTCGGTGGTCATCCGCTGCATCACCGCCGCCTCAAACAGGCTGCCCGCCAGTCCCGGCGCCCCTTTGGGCTGTGGATAGCGGATGTAGCCGTCATCCCCGAAGAACGTCTCGTCGTTCTTGGTGGCCATCTTCTTCAGGCCCGTTGGCCGCGGCAGGCCCTCGCCTTTGGGCTTCAGGGGGCGTTCCGGGAAGCTGGGCCGCTTGGGCCTCACCACCCGTTGCTCTCGGCCGTCCTTGGGCTTCTCCTTCTGATCAGGGACGTCGCCCTGGCCCTTGCCATCCAGGGGCTTGGCGCCGACGAAATTGCCCTCGGGCATCCAAGCGCCTCCCGGATACCAGTGGCCGTCCGGCCCGTGCTCGCCGCCCGGCTTGGCCCGGCGGAGCTTGACCACGACGCTCGGTTTGCGGGTGCCGTTCTTGGCCGCCTCGGCCTTGTGCCGTTCCCGCTCGGCCTTGACCACCGCCTGCTGCTCGGCGCGTTCGGTGCGGAGCTTGTCGGCCAGGGCCCGGGCTTCCTCGGGCTGTGGGTTGCCAATGCCGCGGGGCTTGATCTGTCCCTTGGCCAGCTGCTCAAGGCGGCTGATGCGTTCGCGGCTGGTGGTGGCAGTCGGCTGGCTGCGGCACTCCTTCTTGATGCTGATGCACGCGGCCCCGCAGGCGTAGCCGGTGCTGCAACGGCGCTTCAGGGCATCCAGGCGGGCCAGCAGGCTGTCGATCCGGTCGGCTGAGTCGGAGCGGATCGTGGCCTCTATTCCGCGGATCGTGGCCCCTATTCCGCCCCCCCTGGAAACGCGGGAGAAACCAGTCAGGGACTGGGATCTGAGGTCGTTTTCGTGGCTATTTTCGTTTCCGCCCGGATTGGAGCGGGTCTGCGCCATCAGCTTGGCCTCAGCACGCGCCAGGCGCTTCGCCAGATCTTCGCGGTTGCGGCGCAGATAGCCGCGCATCGCGGTCTGCCCCTGCCCCTTGTAGTCCCAGCCGCGTTTCTCCATCTCGACGGCTATCCAGCGGGCCCAGATGTGGGCTGCCTGCTCCTGGTCGGTGTCGACGCCGAGCTGATTCCAGATCTGATCCTGCTGGACATCACCGGCGCGCCAGCTGCGGCGGCGATACCCCTCACGGGGCCAGCCCGGTGGTTCCTCCGACCATTCCCCGACCTCAAGCGGTGGCCGCGGCATGGCCCCAACCTCATCCCAGTCCTTCTGCCAGCGCTTCTCCTGCTGATCGAGCTCCTGCTGGGCCATGCGCAGCCTGGCCACGGTGCGAGCGCTGCTCTTGAGGCTGCCGAAGGCCTTGCGATCGGTCTCGCTCAGGAAGCCCATCAGCTTCAGGGCCGATTCAGCGCTGACGGTGCGCGTCTCGCCGCCCACCTCCACCTGGAACTGGTGGACGACGTTCCGGCCGGTTTCGACGTTGGCAATGCTCTTCTCCCAGTCGGAGACACGCTTTTCGACCGGTTCGCCGCGGTGGTCAACGTCTTCGGTGAGGGTCCACTGCCAGGTGTAGGCGGTGAGCTTGGCGCCGGTGGGACCCACGATCGGCTCAGGGAAGACGATCGTCTCCTTGGGCTTGCTCCGCTTGGCCTCATAGGGCCGATCGATGGGATCTCCCCCCTCCCCCTTGCGGCAGGTCTTCTTGGGATCGATCCAGCCGCCACCGCACTTCTCCCCGCCGCCGGGGCCCTTGCCAGCCGCCGGTGCGCCGCCGGTCAGGTCCAGGGCCAGTTGGCCGGCGGCCTCGGCGCGCCGGCGGGCATCCAGGCGGGCCTCCAGGGCACCCAGGCGGGTCAGCAGTGCGGTGATGGTCATCGGGCACCCGCCATGGCGTGCATGAACCGCCAAATCCGTTCGTCGCGGCTGTCGTTCCGGTTAGTGGGCCCCGGGAAGTCGTCCTGCCGCAGCCGGGCAATCAGCGCATCGAACATTGGCTCCATCGCCTCTGCCTGCTGCCGGGTGGGCCACAGGCCGTCACCCGCCTTGGGGTCCGCATTCCCCTTGTTCATGCCGCTGTCATGCAGCTCGCGGGTCAGGTAGGTGTTGCTCCTGCCGGCCTTGCTGAGCTTCAGCGAGACATAGGCCTCGAACGACCGTGCGAAAAGCTCCACATGGCTCATCCAGTATTTCTCGTTCACCATGCCACCGGCCTTCTTTACGGCCCGAAGAGTTTCGTGGCATTGCCGGACGTATCCACTGTTCATCCAGGCATCCACCACAGCGGTCATGGCCTGACGTTTTTCGGGTGATCCACGGAAATCCGACAGGAAGCCGTCCCCCCTGGCACTATCAGAGGCGTAGTTGTCCAGGGCGTGAGCCCATTCGTGCGATAGCGAACCGACGCCGTTCTTGCGGGTGAGATTGATGACCTTGAGACCAGACTCGTAGTGGGCAACGGCGCCACCCTTTCCGCGAGCACCGATCGCCAACCCCAACGTGCCGTTCAGGCCGATCGCGCTGTCGGGCAGGCCAATCGCATCCGCGAGGTCTACCAGTGCCTCGGCCGCCCTCTGAACGTGATGGGCGCGCTCGTCATCGGTGACTGAGTTGCCGTACTGCAGGCCCCGAAAGCCCAAGTCCTTGATGATCGTGTCCGTCGCCGCTTGCGGTGTGCCGCCGACCTTTCGGCCGCCTTCTCGACGAGTGTGGCCGACATAACGGTCGGCAGCGCTGAATCGCCACTTGCCATTGGCACCCTTCTGATCAAACGCTTCATTTAGGCTGGCGCCTTCCATGATCCTGGTCGCCGGCTCGACCATGCGCTCAAACGTCCCGCGCGCGTCACTCTTGTCGATCCCGCCGGTGCTGGCCAGCGCCTTGCTAAATTCATTCAACTGCCCATAAACAGTCGCCTTGCCGCCGGCACGGAGGCGGTTATACATGGAGATGAGCGCATTGCCGACCGGGTTGTAATGGTCGCCATGAGTTTGGAAATAGCCTGCGCCTTCTGTTTTGCGGTATTTGTCGATCAGCTTATGAACTTCGGCCTGCAGCTTCTTGCGTAGCGTGCCCGGCTCTACATCCTTGTTGTCCTCAACAAACTGACGGATGGTTTGGAATGCCTCGAAATATTGTCGGCGAACAGTTTTGGCGTCAACGGTCTGATGGGGCTCCTGCTTCCTGCCGGTCGTGTTTTCCAGGCTCTGCCTGTTGCGTTCCCGGAGCTCGGACCCGCTGATGTAGGCGTCGATCTCCTTGGCCGACAGGTTCGGGAAGGCCCTGAGGCAGTAGTGGGCCTCCAGTCGGCCCAGAACGTTTTCGGGCGTCACCCCACTCACCAGATCAGTCGGGAAGTTCTTCAGGAGGTTGTCGCGGGTGAGGATCTTCTCGATCTCCCCTGAGGCCTCGGCCTCCTCGATGGTGCGAAACGCATTGCGCCGGTGGCGAGCCGAGTTGGCGATGTCCTCCCCGGCGTTCTGAATGGCGCTCTTGCGGGCGAACTCATAGTCGCCGGAGCCCTCCACAGTCTCAGCCTCACCTCGTGGAGTGCCCTTGCGGGCCCGCGAGGCCCGGCCGGCGGTCGCCTCCTTGGCCTTGGCGGCCTCCTGCGCTTTGGCAGCCTCCTGCGCTTTGGCAGCCTCCTCTGCGGCCTTGGCCTCCCGGGTAGCCTTGCGCTGCCCCAGGAGTTCCTGTGCCTTGCTGCCGCGGGCGCCGCGGAGCCTTTCCGCCATGGCCGCGGCCTCAGCCGGCTTGGGGGTGCCCAGACCGCGGGGCTTCACCTCTCCCCTGGCCAGCTGCTCCAGCCGACCAATCCGCTCCTTGCTGATCGCGGCGCCGCCTTCGCTGCGGCACTCCTTCTTGACGTTGATGCAGGTGGACCCGCAGCCGTAGCCGGTGGTGCATTTCCGGCGGGCGGCGTCCAGGCGGGCCTCGACCAGTTCAAGGCGATCGCGCAGGGTCAGGAGTCGAGTGGTCATCGGGCATCACCTCCAAAGGTCAGCAGGGCCAGGATCAGAGCGTCCAGATCGACCGCATCGCCCGCATCCAGGCGATCACCGCGGGCGCCCTCGATTCGGCTGAGCCTGCCATTGCGGACAACGGCAATGCCAGTGCCATCGATGAACGTGAACCCGGCGCGCTCATAGAGCGATCGGCGCTTGTCGCCATAGCCATCATCCTCATGTGCCTTGCAAAGCACGATCTGGCCCTCCTCCATGTTCGACACCAGGCCCTTCACCTGCTTTGAGACCTCCATGGCAAACCGCCGCGCCACGTTCGTTGGCAGCTCCATGCGGTCTGCGCCCATGAAGGCCTCGCCTCCACCGGCGCCAGTCAGCCAGGCCAGTTCCAGGGCGTTGTTGACCTGCCCGTGGCTCAGATTGATGCCCTGCTCCCCCAGCTTCCTGGCGATAGGCTTCGCGTTTGCCTCTTCCACCGCGACCTGGAAGCTGAGCTTGTCCACCAAGCGGGGTTCCTTGCCTGGTCTTACTGGCAGGCGGAGAGGCTCCTCGAGCTGCACCTCGTAGCGGGATTCATGCCAGACGACGCCCTTGTCGCCGCGGCCACGCACCTCGTTTTTCTCTACCTGTTTCACGCCCCATTCCTGGGGCCCGCGGCTGAGCAGCTCCTCCTCGCGCGCTTTCTCCTTGGCCTGCCTTTCGCGTTCCTCCCGCTGGCGGGCGGCTGCCATCTGCTGAATGCGTTCCGCTGCGGCCATCGCATCCGCTTCTGACACCTTTGCGCCGCGGCCCAGCAACCGCCGGCCCAGGCCCTTGATCCGCTGGCCCAGGCCCCGCGCGGCGCCAGCCAGCTTTCCCTTGCGGCATTCCCCGCTGGTGCCGTAGTAGCTGCCGTCTGGCCGCTTGCAGCGCTGATCTAGGCGCACACTCAGGGCCGTCAAGCGATCGATCGCGGCATCAAAGCGACCGTCGACCGCATCACGCCGGCGGCCGCGGCCCAGCCGGCGCCGGTTGCTGGATCCCCCCAGGGTGGGGTCATCCCCCTCGCCGCCGAACTGTTCCTCGGCTCCCACCCGGAGATCGATGGCCTGCCGGGCCAGATCGTTCAGCCGGTCGTCGGAGGCCTTCATCTCCTCCAGCAGGCTGCGCATCGCGCCGGAGACGCTGCCGCTTTCTGCGGCCCGGCGGCCCATTTCTGCCCGGCGGGCCGCAGCCTCCGGAGAGTTGGCCTCTTCTTGCAGTTTCTGCATGAACTCGACCTTGTATTGCTCCCGGGCCTCGTCCTTGCTCATGCCCCGGTAGCGGCCGCGGCGCTCCAGCAGCCAGTCGGTCTCGAATAACTGCTCGGCCACCATGCCCATCTGGCGGGCATCGGCCGCTTTCATGGCATTGAGCGTCTCCCGCATGATGCTGACGATGCTGCCCGGTCGGCCGCTGCTTGAGCCGGGCTGCACCACCTCTGGCGTCACCACCTCAGGGGTCACGGCCTGAGCCGATCCGCCGGTGGGCACCAGGACCCCGCCAGCGGGCCGGCGCTGGGCGCGCTGCCTCCGCAGCTGGGCCGCCTGCTCCGACCGGGAGGCCTTGATCTCCTCCGCCTTGGCCGCGGCCGCACCACCCTTGAGGCGACCGATGCCGCGGCCGGTGGCACCGCCCTGAGCGGCCTGCTCGAGGCGCTTCAGGCGCTCCTTGCCGGTGGTGGCCCGGCCCTCCGATCGGCAGTCCTTGTCGGCGCTGATGCAGCTGCTGCCGCAGGCGTAGCCGGTCTGGCATTTCCGACGCAAGGCATCGATGCGGGCAAGCAGGCTGTCGAACCGATTGGCCGAGTCGAACAGGTTCATGGTCAGCTCATCCACCGGGGCAGCCTCTTTGCGCAGCCCAAGGCGCTTGAGCTCCTCTTCCATGGCCTGCACGACCTGCTGACGCAGCTCCCGGGCCACCTTGTTGCGGTTCTCGCCTGCGGTGACACGGGCCGCGGCCTGATCCAGCGCAACGGCCACAGGGCCCGACACGCTCTTCAGCTGATCGAAGAACCGCAGCACCGAGCTGGCCTCATCGGCCTGCTGCTGGCTCTGTTCGACGTTGATCGTGTTGCCGCCCTTCTGTTCGAGCAGTTCCACCGCCTGAGTGCTTTTTGAGACGGCCCCAAGCAGGCGGGCCTCGCGGCCCAGGGACTTCTTCAGACCGTTGGCCAGCTCCGCCCGCGCCAGACCAGTGTCAACCGACTTCTCTTCGGTACCGAACAGATCGATCTCTTCCTGCGTCTGCCGGCTGCTGACAGCGAGGTGCTGGACATACTCCTCGAGCGTTTCGTCGGTCATCTTCGGCCAAGCCTTGAGGACCTTGTAGACCTCCCGCTGCTTGTCCTGATCGAGGCCGGAGCCGCCGATCACGGCCGCTCGCCGCATGCGCAGCTTGCCCTGCACCACGTCGTTGAACATCTCGTCGGGCAGCTGGGCCAAGGCCAGGCCCTTCTCGGCCTTCCCGCTCCTCAGCGGCAGGCCCAGGGCCTTCACTTCTTCGAGGGTCTTGAGGCCGGAATCCCGGAAGAACTTGCCGGCATCGATTTCGGTGCCGGCCCCCTCGGCGATGTTCTGCATCGCCCCGATCGCCCGCGCCTCCTGCGCACTGCCGGCCTTCAGGTAGCGGACCGTCACCTCTTCGGCTCCAAGACGTTTGGCCAGCGCCAACCGGTTGTGACCGTTGACCACGTAGGTCTTGCCGTCTTTCGGGTCCTGCCAGACCGAGATCACCCCCGCCAGGTTGGGATCCCAGCGCTCCACACCCGACAGCGAACCCACCTCGCCGGAGGCGCTGGAGCCGATCTTGTACTGGAAACGCTCGGGATCCACTTCCACGTCACCAGGCGCCACATCACGCACTTTTCCAGGCTTGGCTGCAGCCGCCGCGGCTTCAGGCACCTTGCCGGTGCGGACCATTTCAGCCACCCGCGGGTCCTCGAGCATTTTCTCCAGCCGGGCCGTCTGCCGCCCCTTCACCAGGCTTTGGGCCTTGGCCTCCCGCTGCATCTGCAGCTCCTGGGCCTGGGTCGCGGCGTTCTGGTCACCCTCCTGGGCCAGAGCCTGCAGCTGTCGCAGCCGCACCTTGCCGATCGCACTCGTCGGCTGCACCCGGCATTCCTTGCTGAGGCTGATACAGGCTGATCCGCAGCCGTAGCCCTTGCTGCACTGGCGTTTGGTGGTCTTCTGCTGGAATTTCAACGCCCGCTTGTAATCCAGGCGTGCGGACGGATCTCGGGCCGCCAGGAACCCCTCGGATCGCAGTTCCCACTGCCGTTCATCGATCCCCTCCCAGGCCGGCTGGTACCCGATCGATGCCGAATCAAGGCGGAAACGGTAGACCAGCCCCTCGGACACCGCGCGGCCGGCGGTGATCCCCCGGGGGTGGCGATTCCAGTCGAGCACCTGCGCGCCAGGCAGCTGCTCTCGCAGGATGCTGCTGCACAGCCGGGCCACCGGATCGACGCTGTCCCGCCGCTGCCGGAACAGGGGCATGGTCTCGTCGTACTCGGTGACGCCAAACAGGGATTCCTGGTTCTGCTGGCCGCGGCTGAGAGCGCCCTGCAGGCGATCGCGCTCCGCGGCGCGCTCCTGCTGCCGCCAGGCCTCGGCGGCCTTCTGATCACCGGCCTCCTGGGCGGCCTTGCGCTGCTGACGGGCCAGCTGCGCCTGCCCGGACGAAGTGGTCACGTCCTGGGCATTGATCCCCGCCGGCTTGGCCTTTGGCGCCAGGCCGGGGTCGTAGCGGTCCGGGTTGGTCAGCACCGGCTCCTCATTGACCTCCGGAGGTGGCTCCGCCTCCTGCTTGCCCCGACGATCGAAGAACCCCTCGCGGATCGGCCGCGAATGCTTGTTGCCGGCGATCCGGACATCCACAACGGTGCCGCCACGGGTCGCCTTGCCAACAAAGGCCCGATCCTCCGCGAACACCAGCATGTCGTAGTCGCCGACATCACGCAGCATGTTTCGGTGTGCCGAATAGGAGGCCTTGAACTCGGCCTGCCATTCCTTGCTGCGACGCTTGTCCGATCCGACCTCCGCATCAGCATCGGCCTTGGCGTCATCTTCCGCCATCCAGTGCGCGGCTGCTTCCTTGTCGCGGAACCAGTAATGATAGCCAGGCCGACCGTTAGTTGAGCGCCAGAACCTCAGTCCGCCCTTGTGCTTTTCGCGTTCCTGAGCAACGTCAAAATCCTTGTCGCCGCCGCTGGCGATACTCATGGGCTTGGCCTGCATGCCGCCGCTCACCTGCGGGGTTTTCTTGCTGCCGCTGCTGCCACCGTTCAGGCCGCGGCCGTCAGGCGCCGTGCCGGATGGCCCGTTTTTGCGGCACTCCTTCTTCGGATCGATCCAGCTGCCACCGCACTGCTCGCCACCTCCAGGGCCTTTGCCGGCCGCGGCCGCAGGCTTCGGTTTCGGAGGCGGGGCAGCAGGTGCGCTGAAGTCGAGCCCCAGCTGGCCGGGCGACACCTTGACCTTGGCATCCAGGCGCGCCACACGCTCCTCAAGTGCCCGCAGGCTCAGTTCAGCAACGTCCACAGACCAGCATCATCCCTGCTCCATTCTGGCTGGACTTGCTGACTGCTCTTTTCTCGAAATCAGCCATTCAGCGCAGGTTCTCGAGCTTGTAGAGCGTCGTGTCGACGAGGGTGAGAACCGTGTCGATGTCGTTCTGGATCTCGCTGTCAGTGGCGACACCAGCGCGCACGCGCCGGACGTAGTTGCTCAGCTGGGTCGTGAAGGCCACGGGGTCGTCATTCGGCTGCGACGGGCCCATGGGGTAGCTCTGGATGATGCCGTATTTGCCCTGGTAGCTCTCGATCAGACCATCGGCCAGGTCCTCAAGCTCTTCGTAGAACTCGCCCAGGGCCGAGTGCTGGGAGAACGAGCGCGACTGCAGGTGGAGCAGGTGGGCGGCGGTGACGGCATCCAGCAGCGTCTTGAAGAACTCGGCCGCCACCGCGCGGTCGGTCGTGCCGGCGTCGGGGGCGTCCTGGCGGGCAACGAGAGATTCGTAGCCGGGGGCCCAGAAGGAAGGGGTCATGGTCGTCGGTCGTGGTGATCAGGCGGAGCGCTCCAACACCTCGCGGTAGGCGTCCCGGCGAGAGGCGCTCCAGCGGTTGCGCAGCGCCAGGCGAGACAGGGTCAACTCCTTGAGCAGTTCGGCCAGATCGGGTTCCGCGGAGTCTTTGCGGCGGCTGGCCGCCTTGCGCGAGTCGGGCATGAAGGCCAACATCGAGTCCCGCATCTTCTTCAGCCGTTCCGGCATGCGGGGATCACCGCCCTGGTCCGGGTGATGCTTCATCAGCAGCTTCCGGAACTTGGCACGCACCTCATCGGCGGTGGCCGTCTTGGGGTCCAGGCCGAACACATGCCAAGGCCGGAAGTTCTTGATCACGTCAATGCCGTTGATCACGGTCGGACCGTCGGGCAGGCCTCTCTCATTGTCGGGAACACGCACATGAGCCCTATAGACCTTCAGCCAGTCCTCCTTGGTCCTTAGCGGGTTGTCAGAGCCTGACATCGCCATCTGGAACATCTCGTCTCGCTTCAGCTCCGCGACTGTCTTGACGCCGAACGTCTTAAGCACTGCGGCTTTCACGTCCTTCATGCTTGGGGCCTTACCGGCTCCCTTGCCAGAGGTCGCCGGGGCCTCGCTCTCGCCACTGCCTGATTCCTTGGCTGGCGCTTTCTTGGCAGGCTTCTCCGCTGCAGGCGCAGAGGCCCCGCCACCGGCATGCTTGACGATGGCGGTCACCTTCTGGGCCGCGGCCCCACCCTTGGCCTTGCAGATCTTCCCCTTCTGGATGCAGGTGGCGCCGCAGGGATAGCCGGTGGTGCAGTTGCGGGGCTTGCCTTGGGCGGCATCCAGGCGCGGACTTGCCCACACCTCCTGGTCGGTCGCATCGGAGCGATCGCCACCGCCGCCGGCGCCGACCGGCCGGTAACGAACGGCGCCGCCGCCGATTGTGTAATCAAACAGGACACCATTGGAGCGGAATCGCCCCGAAACGTCCCCGGTGTCTTTGGACGGGTTGACCGATAGGAGCTGCACCGGCCGGATCAGGGTCAGCAGTTCTTCTCGGACAAGGCGGGCAATTTCCTGAAGGTTAGTCATGGCTCAGCTCCTCTCAGGACCAATGTCGACGTGAGCGCCGCCGGTGCGCTTGCCTTTGCGGCGCAGCTGCTCATTCTCATCTGCCGGGGTTTCCGGCGCCTTTGGCACAGGCGACGGACAGACCACCACGTCAGCCGCGATCGAGGCCTCCTCCAACGCCGCGGCCAGCAACTCACTGGATTCAGCCCCCTCTGCCAACGCGCTGCACTGGGCAAGCACATCACGGATCTCATAGATGCCGTGGTTGCGGCACCACTGGCCCAGCGTGAGAAGGGCAAAGGCGCGATTGGTTTGAGGCATCGACCAGGACAGGGCTGCACCACGGTAGGCAGGAACAACCTGGGGCCTGAATACAGCAGCCTCGCCCTCAGGTCCACGGATGGCAGCCCAGGCCGTTCAGGATCTTGTATGCTGCTGAAGCCGCTTGGTGCGGTCATCCTGCCTTCACTGCGTGCCATGCCTCGTATTCGGTCCGTTTCTCGACGGGAAGCAGCCCTTGAGATTTCCCTGCTGCTCGCCCTGGCCCTCTTGCCGATCACTGCGCTACTGGGCTTCAGCTGCATGCGCGACAACTATGCGCTCAACGATCTGCGCGCACCGATTGCCGCTCCACCATTGCATCAGTGATCAGCTTGTTTCACGCCTCCCACTCATCGAACATGACACAATCCATCGTCACATCATGAACTCACTCATTCAGGCGCCATTGCACTACGAAAACACCTTGCTGGATCGTTGCCGACGTGCCTACGACGAAGCTCCTGCAGCCGGTATGGCGAGCCGCAGCGGACTGACCCTGGTGCTGGAGCATCTGGCCGCAGAGATCATGGCTGCGCAGCACATGCGCGGAAACATGAGCGGGCACGACGCTGCGCGCATGTTGCTGGAAGGTGCCAAGCCGCAATCTCCGTGATGACTGACGTGATCTACGAGAGCCCACGGGTTGACGATCATCCTCCCTCGTGGCGCATCACGAAACAGGCGAATGACTGCACAAATACGGCCATGGTTCGCTTCCATCGTGTCAATCGATTTCGTACCCTGCTGAATCAGACAGCAGCATGGACACCCAACGGCTGGGATGATCGCCATTGGATCCCCACTATTTACAAGGTGCCTCGCCACCTGCTCGACATGGTTGAACAGCACATGCAGCAGCAACAGCCATGAGACGTGCTGGATTTATTGCTGGGATTTTGCCCATTTGCATCTGGGCATGGATCCTTCAGGACAACTGCGGCCTGCAAGGAGATGCCTGGCGGAAATGCTGGAGTGCTGAACTGGAGTATCGCCGTGGCTGAAGTGCTTCACTATTCCACTCACCCCACTCGCGGCACGCGTTGGGCAATCATCCGCCATCCTGAAGGCACCACCGATCCACGGCTGGTGAGCTTCGTCAAGCACGGCCGCAATGGCAAGCTGCTGGACCAGGTTGCCCGCTGGGGCCCTGATGGCTGGGATCTCAGTCGTTGGGTGCCGAAGTCCCCTCAAATACCGCAGTGGATTCTGCAGAAGATCACAACACACATGCAGAGGAGTTTTCATGGCTGATCACTATGGCTACCCGCCGCTGGATGAGCAGCGCTGTGAGAACTGCCGCTACAGCCGGCCGATGGCCGGGGTGAACATCACGGCCATGCGATGCGCGCGCCATGCGCCGCAGCTCTCCGAGGCCATCACCGTGGCTGCCTTCACGACCCGTTGGGGCTGTTGGCCGGCGGTGGTGCCGGAGAGCTGGTGCGGTGAATGGGGGCCGCAGCCATAGGCGTAGTCATGAATGACCACTGCGTTTTCGACTACAGCCGGCAACCTCCCCGGCTGATCTGCACCCGCTGCGGCTACGAAGAGACGATCACCCTGCCGATGCCGATCAGGCAGGTGGTGGTGATCAGCGACTCGTTCGTCATGGAGCACCGCTCTTGCAGGGAGGCTCCCGATGGGTGACCCCACCCGCTCGGATCGCCTGCGCCAGCTGGAACGGGCCTCAGCCCTGGCCCGCACAAGGCGCAGCCGCGCACGCAAGAAGGGCCTGCTGCCACTGCATCCTCTATGCCCGGCATGTAGCCGCAAAGTCCTGCAGGAGAGGACACTGCCGCTGTGCAGCAGATGCTGGAGCCGCACGCCGGAGGGCCGGGCCGCGGCGGTGCAGCGGGTTCAGGAGTGGCGCCGCAGGAGGGCAAATCAGGCCTGCCTACCGTCAAATCAGCGTCAAGTTTGACGATGACAGCCATGCGCCAGTGGTTCGTGACGGTGGCGGATGAGCCGCAGCGCACTCGAGATGTCCTGGTGCCGGGCCACAGCGCCTGGTCCGCCGGCTGGCTGTATCGGCACCTCCATCCGGGCCAGTCGATCCTCATGATCCGGCCGGCCCAGAAGCGGCCTACAGGTCCCTGACCTCGGCCACCACCGCCTCGTAGGCCATCCGGGCGTTGGGATCGAGCCAGCCCCGCCGGGGACACCAGACCGGATCACCCGACGGCCAGGGCCTTGAGCCGGCGTTGCGCGGGTCATCGCTGGGGATGCCCGGCCTGGCCTTTGTCTGGGGCAGCGCCGTCTTCTCCATCAGCGGGAAATCCCGGGGGCCCCGGGCCTGTCCTGCCCCCCCGATCGGCTTCATCGCTGCCCCCTCGCCGTTGAGCTCCTCGAAGTGGCGCTGCACCGCCGCGGCCGTGGCGCGGGCCTCCGCCTCCCAGGTGCCGTCCTCCCCCTCGGAGAAGGCGTTCTGCAGGGCCAGGCTCTCCAGGGTCACCGGGGCGAGGTCACAGCGGCATTTGGGGTGGATCGGGGTCTTGACGCTGCCGATCCAGTAGAGGCAGCCGGCGCGCGGCGCGCAGAACTCGCAGGTGCGGTCGTCCAGGGTGGCGACGTACTGCACGAAGCCCACCCGCAGCTTGCGATAGGTGCGCTCCTGAGCCTCGCCGCTGGCCATCAGGGTCTCGGTGCGGGCGATGGTCTCGGCCCGGTTGCGGAAGGCCTCGTTGACGTTGGGGATCGCCTTCTGCAGCTCCCGCTTGAGGCGGCGGGGATCGGGCCCGCTGGCCATCTGCCGGGCGGTGAGGAAGCTCACGGTCTCCCCCCAGTGCCGCCACCACTTGAAGTAGTAGTGCTTGCTGGCGGCCACGTGGGCATCGGTGGCGATGTCCCGCTGGCGCCGGTAGTTCATCGCCAGGCTGCGGAAGTCCCGCTCGGCGGCGGCGATCGAGCCGGCCATGTCGAACAGGCGCGAGAAGCGCTGCCCCTCCTGGTAGCGGCCCTGCTCACGGTCAGGCCACTGCTCCAGCACCGGATCCCGCTCTGGCGGCCGCTGGGCCGCGCGCAGGGCCGGATCGAGCTCATCGCGGGTCATCTGGATCGCATACTCGGTGCCGACGTCCTGGGCCCGGATGAACAGCTCCGCCAGCTCTTCCTCCAACCGCAGCTCCTGCTGGGGGGTGAGCGACAGCTCGGTGAGCACCCGGCGCAGGTCCTGCAGCAGCTGCCCCTCGAGGTAGAGGGCCGCCTGGTTCTTCTCGATGGGGGTGATCGGCACCGGCCCGTCCGGAGTGGAGCCGGCGAAGGCGCCCGGGGTGGTGATCGGGTCGTACTCCGGCTGGGCTTCGATCCCATCGAGCAGGCGCATCACCCTCCGGATGGTCTGCCGCAGGGCGCTTTCCCAGATCTGGCCGATGCGCGCGATCTGTTGGTCCTCGAGGCCGCGGAGCTCTTCGCTGAGCTGCTGGGCCAGCTGTTCCCGCCGCTCCTGGCTCATGGTTTCCCCTCCAGCCCGGCGGCCAGCTGCCTCAGGCGCTGATTCTCAGGCCTGTCCGGCGGGAGGTAGGCGTCGCACCACAGGGTCACGATCTGCGGCGGCAAGCTGCCGTCGCGATTGCGGAGGGCCATCCGAACGTCCGGTGTGGCCCCCAGGCGCTGACAGTCGTGGCACTCCTCCAGCCAATCCTCAGGGCCATCTCCCCAGCCGGGGCAACGGGCAACGGGGTCAGCCATGGCGCCCCTCCAGCTCGTCGGCGTAGTGGCGCATCTGGTGAGCGGACCACCGAACTCCGGTGTGCTCCTGGTAGCCGTGCCAGATCGAGTCGGCCTCGGTGAGATCTGCCGCAGCGCGGAGAACAGCAGCAGCAATCAGCCGGCGGGTCGGCTCATGGTCGTAACTGCGGTGCATAGCCCCCAGCACCTTCTGCGCGCCAGGGGAAAGCGGCGGTCGATCAGCCATGGCGCCCCTCCAGCTCCTGCAGGATGAGCTCAAGACGGGCCAGGGCGTTCCAGGCCGTGTGGGCCGCATGGAGCAGCCCGGAGTCGGGATCGCACTCCAGGCCCTGGGCCTCCTCCAGCAGGTGGCGCCAGAGGGCATCGGTGTAGCGCTCCTGCCCGGCGGGGACGCTGCGCCAGCCATTGTCGGTGTATTTGGCCGCCCCGAAGGTGCCGACCTGGGCAACCTTCTCGAGGGCCCGGCTGAAGCCCCCCAGCACCAGGCCGCAGCGGGGCTTGCCGGCGTCCAGTTTCGCGCCGGGCTCATGGGCGCTCCGGCCGGTGGGATCGAGCTCAACCATCAGTCCTCCACCTCATAGGCATCGCAGCGGACGCCCATGGCCACCAGGTCGACGCTGTCCAGCCGGCGCACGGTCGCATCAGGGCCGGCCGCGGCCTGCAGGGCCTGTTGATCGGCCACGCCCACCACTGCGAACCAGTCGCCGCAGGAATCCATTACCTCCCACAGGCCCGTGGGATCGGGGCCGACCACCGCCTGATGGGGCGTGGGGGTGCCGTAGGGGCCGATCAGGGGGCCGGTGCCGTCGGCGCCCACATCGACGATCACCCCAGCGACCTTCAGGCGTGCCGGCAGCTCCCAGGCGTCCTCGCGCACGGTGCGGCGGCGGCCGGCGCGCCGGCGCGGCCTGCTCTTGCCCGCGATCGACAGGGCGATGGCGATCGCCTGCTTGCGGCCATCGGGATAGCCCACCTTTCCGCGATGCTCACCCTTCTTGCCGGTGCCGGAATGCAGCGTGCCGTGCTTCCAGCGGTGCATCACCTGGCCGACCTCGTCGGGGTGGGTGTGGTTGGCCGGGTCATCGTCTTCTTTCTTGCAGCTGCTGCCGTCGCAGTCGTCCTCGCACTCATGCCCGCGGGCGCAGGAGGCGCAGCAGGCCTCCTCGGCCGCGTCGGTCGTGGGGCGCTGCTGGCCGCCGCCGGCGACGTCTCCCGCCAGGGCGGCGCCATCGAGGCCCGGGCCCTCACCGCCCGGCTGCCCCTGATCCTGGCCCTGCTGCTGGCCGAAGTCGCCACCGAACTGCACCTGGCTCATGTCCTGCTCTTCCTCCTTGATTGAGCCGTCGGGCTCCCGATCGATCAGGGTGGTGTCGAGCGAGAACTCAGGCCGCCCGAAGCGCGCCAGGGCCACCTCGTTCGGCGTGAGCACCCCGGCCTGGATGTAGGACACATCGGCCGCGGCCACCTGCTGCCGCAGGCCAGCCATCTCCTCGTCGTTCATCACGAAGGTCGGGCGGAACTGCACCCGCCAATCCTCCGGGGGCTCCCCGGTGAACGGCCCCTCGCTGCACTTCATCAAGGTTTCGTAGAACTGCCGCAGTGGGTCCTGCAGGTAGTCCTCCTGGTACTCGGCGACGTCCTGCGCGAAGCCCCGATCCTCGCTGCGGCCGGTGGCGCCCAGGCCGCTGGGACTCTCCCCCCAGAGCTTGGTGTGGGGCATGCCCGAGGCGCCGGTCACCTCCTGAGTGAGGCGATCGAGCACATCGGCGACGCCGGCCGCCGAGCGGGTGATGAACTGCGCATCCTCGTTGGCATCCAGGACCAGGGCCCGATAGACGCCGCGAGCCATCTGGTTCACCTCCAGCCGGCGGGTGATGGCCTCCTGGTTCCCGCTGCTGATCATCTGGCCCAGGCCCGGGATCTTGTGGACAAACTGGTCGAAGTCATGGAGCAGGGCCGCGGCGCTGGTCTGCCCGGTTTCGTAGCGCTTGAACACCTCCCAGATCGGTTGCAGCACTGACACCCCCCACCAGTTGAAGTGGGATCGCCACCGCCAGGGCACCTCCTCCCCCTCGAAGCGCAGCACGCGGCTGCCGTGGATTCTCACGGTTTCGGCCCCCTGAAGGCCGAGCTGCGCGAGGTCGTTGTCGCGGTTGGTGTTGAACTCGTAGCTCTCCGGCTGGCCGATGCCGGACCAGCCCGGTGCGGGCCAGATCCGCCAGCGATCGAGGGCGTAGAGGCCCTTGATCCGTCGGAGATTGCGCCAGTTGATCGGCTTGGCGAAATCCTGCACGCCGTCGTCGACCAGCATGATCAGCACGGCGCCACCCTGATGCCGCGCCAGCTGCACCGCCCGCCGGACGTGTTTGCGCAGCCGCAGCCTTTCCCCGGCGGCGACCAGGGCGTCGGATTGCTTGCGGGCCTTCCTGCTGTCGTCTCCCAGGGCGATGTCCCAGCCCATCCGGGTGGCTTCGGAGGCCCAGAGGTTGACGACCTTGCGGCACAGCCAGCTGTTCAGGTAGAGGCTGTCCAGGTCGGCCTGGTTCAGAAACTCCGGTGTGGCGATCATCGTCGCCGTGGTCCGATCGCGCGTGGTGCCCATGCCGGTGAGGGCGTTGACCAACACCCCGTCCTGCCGTTCCTCGAACTCCGCCATGCCCTGCCGACTCGACAGGTCAGGCTAGGAGTGGTTCAAGATGCTGGATCTGGGCATTCATAGCCGTGGATGCGAGCGTTCTTTAAGCTGGTTCCGTTCTGAACCCTGAATGGCTGTGGCTCAAACCGCTGTTGACCGCATGCTCGACTCGTTCGGTCGGTATGTGGTCCTCGGTCACGAGGAGCAGCTGGAGGCCGGCCGGCTGATTCGGAAGTGGCTGGACTGGCCGGATGGGCCGGATGTAGCCCCTCCGGGGGTGCGGCGTGCTGGGATGCGGGCCAAGCGACGCATGGTCGAGACGAACATGCGCCTGGTCGTCTCGGTCGCCAGGAAGTACCAGAGGATGGGCCTGCCATTGGAGGATCTGGTGCAGGAGGGCGCCATCGGCCTGAGCCGGGCCGCTGAGCTCTACGACCCCAGCCGGGGGTATGCCTTCAGCACCTACAGCTACTGGTGGATCAGGCAGAGCGTCACCAGGGCCCTGTCGAACCTCAATGGCCAGATTCGGATTCCCTCCAACATCTCCGACAAGCTGCGAAACGTCGAGGCCTATCTGCAGGCGCCGGAGAATCGCAACGGCCGGCCCAGCGACGAGCAGATCTGCAGGGACCTGCGGATCACCGATGCCCAGCTCGGTCTGCTGCGCACCGCGGCGCAACGGCGCTCGGTCGTCAGCCTCGACAAGCCGGTGGGCGATCAGATGAACGGCCTGTGGGATGCGATCGCCTGCCCCCGCAGCGCCGCTGACCCATTCGAGGCGGTGGAATCCAGCGTTCATCAAGAGATCCTGCGGCGGCTGCTGCCACGCCTGAATGATCGCGAGCGCCAGGTGCTCGAGGGCGTCTACGTCCACGGACTCAACCTCACGCAGGTGGGCCGCGAGATGGGGCTCAACCGCGAACGGGTGCGGTCGCTGGAGAGCAAGGCGCGCAACAAGCTGCACCTCTGGATGACTCAGCAGGGACAGGTGTCGGAGTTCGACGGCGTGCCGCCGGCGCCACCGCTGCCGGAATGGAGCGACCCGGAAGAAGATCCAGAGCAGCTGGCCCTGGTGGCCGTGCCGACGATCAAGGTGCGGCACCAGCCGCGGCGGCTGTACCGGCGGCGACAGAGCGATGTCAACCCAAATCAGCTGCCACTGATGACCGCGTAAGGGGTGCCGGCCATGGATCCTGTTCCCCCGGCGGATTGAACCCAGCGCCGACACCCCTCAGGCCATTGCTGGATTGCGCGCCATGGGCCCAGGGGGCCGGCACTCCAAACTAGGCATCCAGGATTCTGGTCAGACTGGTGCAATCGCTCGCTGGCCATGGCTGAACCGCTTCACCGGCTGCCTCTCGAAGCCGAGCTGAAGTTGCAGATCATGCGCAGCGACGTCCAGGCCGCCGGTGATCTGGAGCAGCTGCGGCAAGTTGCCCTGCGGGTGGTCGACATGGCCGAGATGCAGGCCCGGCTCACCGGAGCGATGCTCCGGCAGGCCTATCTCAAGCCGCGGCCGTTTCATCCGGCGCTGCTGCAGGGTGAGCTGGGGCCTCCCGCTTGACTAGGGAGTAGGTGGTTTCTGCACTCTGCAGGGTGGTGAGGCCTTCGGTCTCATACCACTCAGCCAGGGCCTCGATCTCCTCGGTGGTGAGGATGCGCTCCACCGTCATGCAGGCCAAGGCATGGGGCCTGAACTCGAGGCTCATGCTGATCGTGTTCGGGGGGAGGTCCAGGGCCTCGATCAGACGGGCCATAGCGGATTGACAGAGCATTGCTTCTGGATTGCGACAGGGCCGTGGCGAAACGTGATCGCCACCTTAGGCTGTTCAGGATCTTGGATGCTTTTCAATGACCGCCACCGCATGCCCGCAGGAGGTGATCCCAGAGCGTGTCACCGTTGGGCTCTGGGCCCGCCGCTCACACCTGCCTGAACGCGAGCGGGTGCTGGCCTTCTGCAACGACCTGGTGATGGCTCTGCGCAATGGTCAGATGCCAGACGTTCCCCGCACGTCACTTGGGGAGCTCGAGCTCAGCACCATGACGATCAATGCGCTGCGCCGTTCAGGCTTCTTCTACCTCGATGAGGTTGAGCTGTTGTCCGCCGAGCAGCTGTGCAGCATTCACAGGATCGGCGCATTCAGCGCCGCCGAGATCCTTCAGGCCGTTCGTCGTCACCAACGCAGGGTGGCCCGAGAGCGACTGGCCACCACCTTCGAGGTTTTCCCCGCTCTGGAGCCGCCGGCACCGGAAGCGCTGCAGGACCAGGCGCGCAGCCTGATCCAGGCCTTCTACATCTGCACCGAAGATCAGGAGCGGATGGCAGCGCTGCTGTTGCGTGCTGCGGACCTGGCGTCTGGCGGCCCGGCCCACCTGCGCAACCTGGCCATGGCCCTGCTGGAGCAGCCGGCATGAGCACACCCATCAAGGACCCGCTGTTCCGGGTCGAGCTGATCACCGCCACGCCCAACCCGCAGCAGGCCTGCTGGGTCGGGATGCACCAGGACTACAGCGAGCATTTCGTGGCGGACCATCGCGACAGCTGGCCGGAGGAGACCCGCGCAGGGGAGATCTGCGTCAACCGTCTGCTGAACGGCGATCGGGGGCACTACGGGCCCCTGGAACACGTCGGCATCGTCCTGAACGTGGGCTTCTTCCCCCATGGGGTGATGCAGCAGGCCCGTACCCATCGCATCGCCTCATTCGATGTGCAGTCGATGCGTTACACCGGCGACCGAATCTGCCAGGCCTCGGCCATCGGCACGGTGGAGGCGATTGAGCGCGCCTTCTACCTCCGGCCCGTGGGCCGCTACCGCGACCGGCAGGGCAAGGCCTACACCTACAGCCAGGCCGATCGGAACATCGACCTGGGCCTCTGCTCCTGTGCAGCCCACCGCTACCGGGAACTGATCCGACAGGGCTACGCCGAGGAGCACGCCCGCGGGATCCTGCCCTTCGACTATCGGCAGCACTTCGTCGTCAGCTTCAGCCTGCGGTCGCTGATGCACTTCCTCGATCTGCGCTCCAAGGCCGATGCCCAGCCAGAGATCCAGGCGCTCTGCCACCTGATCTGGCCGCACTTTCAGGCCTGGGCCCCGGAGCTCGCAGCCTGGTACGAGGCCAACAGACTGGGCAAGGCCCGCCTGGCGCCATGACACCTGAGCTGATGCTGAACCTGCGGCAGTGCGCCTGCCGCCGTGCCCACCTGGCCGGCGCCGAGGCGGCCCGCCTCGAGGCCGAAGCGAAGGAAGCCCAGCGGCGAGCTGTTGCAGCGCGCTGCCTCTACTTCCGCGAGCTGGCAACGGTCGATCGGGTTGGCGGTCATCCCACGCCGTTCGACGCCCTGGACGGATGCTGAAGAACGATCGGTGGATCAAGGCCCAGGCCGCGGCCGGGATGATCTGCCCCTTCGAGCCGCGCCTGATCCGTGAGATCAGCCTGGCCCCGGATGGCGCATCCCTGGTTCAGGGCTTCCCCACCCTGCCGGTGCTCAGCTACGGCTGCAGCAGCTACGGCTACGACGTGCGGCTCTCTTCCAGGGAGTTCCTGATCTTCCGGCACGTGCCCGGCACGGTGATGAACCCCAAGCGGTTCAACCCGGCCAACCTCGAGCCGGCCCCCCTGCAGCACGATGAAGACGGGGCTTACTTCATCCTCCCGGCCCACTCCTACGGGCTCGGCGTGGCGCTGGAGCGGCTGCGGGTGCCGGCGAACATCACGGTGGTTTGCCTGGGCAAGAGCACCTATGCGCGTCTGGGCATCATCGTCAACACCACCCCGGCCGAGGCCAGCTGGAAGGGGCATCTGACCCTGGAGTTCAGCAACGCCAGCGGGGCCGACTGCCGCATCTACGTCAACGAGGGGATCTGCCAGCTGCTGTTCTTCGAGGGCGATCCCTGCGACACCACCTACCAGGACCGCGCCGGGAAGTACCAGGGCCAGCCGGAGCGGGTCACCCTGGCACGGGTCTAGTGAAGAAGCGAGGAGCCGCGGAACGGTTCACGGCAGACACGGACGAGAACGTCATCCCCGCGGGCCGGGATGGGCGAGGAGCCGCGGTGGGCGATGACCTCGTGGGCATCGGGGTGCGAGAGGAGAATGCGCCTGGCGTGGATGAGCGCGAGGTTGTGAATGGATTGCCCGGCGGCGGCCGGAAGATCAAGGGGATCGACGGAGAGGGGGTCGTCTTCGCTGGCCGAACCGTAGATCGAGAGCCAGATGCGGATTCTGCGCGTTTGGTGGCTGGTGGGTGCGAAGCCTCTATTCATGGTCATTCGATTAGAGTGTTCCTCTAGGGATAGACGGTGAACTTCATGGCGTGTTCTGCTCATGCCCGCAGAAGTGCCAGGGGCCGAGCATGATTCGCCAGCCCCAGTGCTCGCGGACGACGCCAAGGCCGGCCCATCCAAGGTGAATGCCAATCCACCAGTGAGCCCAGGCGCCGGTTTGATGCTCATGGCGATCACGCCAGCGGCGCCGATGCCGTCTCCACTTCAGGGATGCCATTAGTCTCCTTCTCTACGGCGTGGATTGAGCAAGAACTGCAGTCCCAAGCCTCAGATGGTCTTCGGAGGAGCAGAAGCCTTCGCTGAGTGAAGGGTTGCTGTCGTGCTCAGGGCATCGACAACACCTGACAAAAGCTGGCGATGGCTTGGGGAGATAGCCGGTATCAGCAGCGCTCAGAGCAACCCCGTATCGAGCCTTGTCTGCGCTGACGGCCAGCGTGAAGGCGTTACCCAAGTCTTCCTGACCTGGAATCCAGCAGCGATAGGCGCGTGGGTCTGACATCCTCTAGTCCTCCTGTCTTGTGGGTGTTGTGTGAAGCCTGGTCATGCACGCTGAAACAGCCAGCTTGGCGGGCCGGGCGGCACGGGGTAGCCGAGCTCCTCTGAGAAGCGCTTGCCGCGGCCGATCAAGCGCCAGCCATGCAGCTCTGCCCCGATCGGCTGCTGGCGGGCCCAGTAGCTGACCATCTGGCGGCTCATGTTGAGCCGGCGCGCCAGCTCCGGACCGGTGAGGATCTCGGTTGCTGCTGGCGTGCTGGGCGCGGCGCTCACCAGCTGAGCCGGCTGGTGACGTGGCAGGGTCTGAGCGGAAGGGCCAGGCAGCTCCAGCCGGGCATGGTGATCGATCAGCCATTGCATGAAATGCGTGGCCAGGGGCCTGGCGAAGCGCATCGAGCGGCGCCGCTGCGCGAAGGGCACATCGGTCAGGCCGGCATCGACGGTGTCGACGTAGTCGTCCACCAGCTGGCACCAGTTCGCCGGCGCGGTGAGCACCGTGGTGGGCTCTGCAGTGGCGATCGGCTGGGCGACGGATTGAGTGTCCCGCATCTGGGACTGTCGGCCGGCCGCGGCCTCGAGGAACCAGCCATCCATCCAGACGGCGAAGGCCGGGCTGATCCAGCGGGCCAGGTCTACCGCCAGGCGGGGATGGATCCAGGTGCCCTGCAGTTCGGGCCGGCCGCCTTGAATGGATTGCACCAGTTCCGTGGCGGGAAATCTCGCCACGGCTGCGCCGCAAGCGATTTGAGTCCGCACAGCAGCCGCGAGGGCACGGATGTACTCCTGAGTGCGCTCCGTGATCGCGTAGTCGCGCCAGCGCTTGCCATTGGCCTTGCACATGGCCGTGGCGTTCACGTAGCCATCGCTGGGCCGGCGTTGGATCTCCACGCCGTTCCAGATGCGGCAATCCATCCCCAGGGGGGAAAGAGAGCTGTTCATGGTCATTCCCGCTCAAGGCGGGCAGAGAGATTCCCTGCTGTCGCCAGCAGGTCGCCTCACCATACACACGCTGGCGAGGTGCTGATCAAGAGGATGCCGGGCCTCCGATGGGGTTTCAGGGGGCGTCTCTCGGCACCCCCACCCCTGCGCTGCTTCCCCTCACGGGTGTTGTATCCGCGCCGACCCGGCTGCAGGAGGCTACGACCCGTCGACGGATCAACCGTGGACGGGAAGCATCACTCGTCGATCAGGGCCCGGTACTCGCTGCCGTTGAACACGCAGTAGGCAGTGCCCTGGTCGTAGCCGCCAAAACCGTTGCGAGAGCGGAAGTCGATCTGGGCAGCCCAGCCCTCGCCGGGTTTCACGTCGACGATCTGGGCGCTGATGCGTTCGTAGCTGCCAGGGTCACGGAGGATCGCCTTGACGGCCCGGTCGCAGTTGGTGCGACCGATGAAGGTGGTGCTGCCCACCTCAGGAAGGCGACTGCCATCAGCTGCAAGCCTGCTGTTGCTGATGGTGCTGGTTGCATCTGCCTGGGCAGCGCTGAGATCAGGGGTGAACCGCACGATCAGGGTTGCCAGCAGCCACATCAGCAGTGAACCGCCAATGCCTACCAGCACCAGGACCCCATAGACCTTGGCGGCCGTGATCGCAATGCGCTTGGCGGTCCATTTCCTGGGAGGAGGGCTGTCGCCGGGGAGAAGCTCGGTCATGGTGGTTCAGGGGTGGAGGGTGAGATGAGCATCGCAGCGGCCCTGTAGGGGCACCAGGCCGCTGCGATGCGGTGTTGTCAGGCCATGGCCAGGTAGGCCTCGAGGGACTGGCGCCGCTCGGCGATCCAGTCAGCCAGCAGGGCCCGGGCGGCCGCGGCCAGTTGCTCGAGCTGCGGCACCAGGGGCAGGGCCGGCAGAGGTGCCGGTGGGGTGCTGGGCACCAGCAGGGCGGCGTAGGCCTTGCCGAGGCGCTCGCTGAAGCCAGGCAGGCCATCCCAGAGGCGGCGGGCGCCGCGGCCGGCCAGCAGGGCGAGCACCACCAAGACCTTGAGGCCTTGGATGACGATCTGGGCGACCTCAGCCCAGTCGATCTGATCGTTCAGCCAGCGCAGGTGACGCGCCAGGGTCCCGGCCAGGCGGCCCAGATCGCCGGTGGTCGATTTATGCAGTTTCTGCATTTTCTGTCTCCGAAGGGATCGGCGGCCAGACCATCGCTTCCAGGTCATGGCTGCCACAGCTCCCCGTGATGGGGCCAGAAATGACTCACGCCCCCGAAGGGGCTTGCCCTCAGAACCACTCCTGAAGCTCGGCGGTGGCGTCAGCCATGCCGGCGTCGATCGTGTCGGCCAGCTGGCGCATCTCTGCAGCCAGGGCCAGGCCCCGATCGATGGAGCGGCCGTACGCCTCCATGGCCTCATCCAGCAGGCGGATGAGCTCCTCGGTGGCGAGGGCGGCGGTGGTGTCGGTCATCGGTCTCTCCGGTGATGGATGAGCCCCCAGGCGGGACTCGAAAGTGCCTGGGTTGAGGCCACCTCCGGAACCGGGGCCGACGCCCCGCGGACTATGTGGTTGTCAAGGTTCGGGGGATCCCCCACGCACCGAATCTTACCATCCAAGATTCTGAATGAGCAGATCAGACCATCGCCACCCAGCTGGAGTCCAGGGGCCGCTGCACCGAACCGGCATGACAGGTCAGGGCCAAGGCCATCACTGCATCGTCGTGCTGGCCGGCCGCGGCCTCCCGCTTGCCCTTGTCGGTCTGGCGGAAATTCCGCATCTCCTTGCCCAGGTAGCTGTCGGGCGGGATGGTGAGCTCCTGCTGCTCGAGCAGAAGCACGATCCGGTCGGTCATCAGGATCTTGCTGACGTTGCTGGTGCTCACCTCCTCGACCAGGCAGTCAGGCCGGAGGATGCAGAGGCCCTCGGCGATGGCGGTGCCGACGCCGTTCTTCTCCACGCAGGTGAGGACCGGCTGGTACTGGTCATAGAGCCGGGCGGCGTTGCGCATGCCGTAGTCCCGGCTGTTCTGGTTCTCGTAGAAGCCGGCGACGACCTTCCAGGGGGCGGTGGTGACATCCACGACGATGACGGCGAAGTTGTCGTTGCCGCCGCCGTTGGGGTCAATGCCCATCACGTAGCAGTGGCCACGCTTCGGGTTTTCCCAGCCGCCGGAGGCCTCCGCCAGCTCAATCAGCTCGTGGGCAAAGATCTCGAAGTCGCTGGCGGCAAAGTCGAGCTCGTACTCCTGGGCCCACTGCTTGAGCGTCAGCTGGCGCTTGCGGCGGGTGGTCTCCGCCCAGTCGGCCCGCTCCCCGTAGATGGGGTGCTGGGAGTAGTGGATGGCGACCTTGGCAAACTGGTTGTCGGGGCTGATCTGCAGCCGCGGCACCCTCGAGGCGCCCATGGGGGTCGGATCGATCACCACCTCCCCGTGGTCCTCCTGCCAGTGGTCGGAGAAGGGGCCGCTGCGGCCGTTGGGGGTGGTGACCCAGACGTGGCGGGCCCGGTCGCCCAGCATCGAAGTGGTGGGCAGGGCGCCGGTCTCGATGCCCTGGAGCTTGTCGATGAAGGCCGCCTCGTCGAACAGGATGAAGGAGGCCGACGGGATGCCCCGGGCGGCCCGCTCGGTCGGCGGCAGGAAGTGCAGGGAACCGGCGCCGTCGAACACGATCTTGCGCATCGAGTCCTTGCTGAACTTCGGGCAGCGATCGCGCAGGGTGGCCGCCTGGCCCTTGATTCGGGCCGCCAACTCTGATGCGTCATCACCTGTCTTGCTGAAAACCACCCCGGTCCAGGCCGGCTTACGGATCGCCTGGCTGAGCATGTAGCTGATGACCGTCTCGCTCACGCCCGTCTGGCGGCTCTTGAGCACGTAGGTGTTGGTGCAGCGCCGGATCGTCCTGACCAGGTCGATCTGGTAGGCGTACGGGTCGAAAGGGACGTAGCGGCCGCCGGAGGCCACCAGGGTTTCGTGGGCGAACTTCGGCCACTTCTTCGGGAGGCTGTCCCAAGGGTTGACCTTCCGGTTGATGTCCGAGACCAGCGGCTCGTCGGAGTACCAGTCGGCCAGGCTGGGCCCCGAGAAGCCCCGCGCGCGCAGCTGCTGGTTCCGCAGGGCCATGGATCAGAAATCCTCCTCTGGATCGATCTCGAGGCTCTGTTGCTCGGAGAAGGTGATCTCCGGCGCGTTCTTGACCCAGTGCGCAGCGATCTGGGCATTGGCCTGGATCATCGCCATCGGGTTGCGCTGGCTGGCCGCCAGCCGGTAGGCGTTCTCGAAGCGCACCAGACAGATCGCTGCGATCCGTCGCTTGTCCAGCTGGCTCATGCCATTGACGATCGCGTCGTAGGCGGAGTCGACCAGGGCCCTGGCGCCGGACTCCTTCAGGCCGAACTCCTCAGAGGCGTAGTCCCGCAGCTGGCTGTTATCCCATCCGAGCTTGATCAGCTGCATGATCTTGCGAATGCGGTATTCACGTTCGCTCTTCGTTGAGCGGCGCTTGATAGGACGAGGCTCCTCCTTCTTAGCCACCACTCAGGAATTGATCGAGGATGTGCTGTAGCCGCTGCTCGGTGGTGCGGATCTTCGGAAGTGCGGCCGAGAGCTGCTGCAATGATTGCAGGAAGGTGTCGAAGTCGCTCGGATCCTCGAAGTTCAGCTTCACCTCCAGTTTGCCCTGGCTGCCGGTATTTCCGTCATCCTCCTTCTCCTCCTGCTCCAGATCACCCATCAGCTGATCGAGCTCGGCCTCGGTCCAGAAGCTGTCGAGGTGCAGATCAGGATCTTCCTCCTGCAGGCTGGCCAGGGTGGCGGCATCCCACTCGGACAGATCTGAAGCCCTGTTGTCCGCGATGGCGTAGCGGACCTTCTGCCGCTCGTCCAGATCGGTGCGCTGCACCGCCACCAGGGTGTTGCCGTCGGCCGGCACCACCAGCACCCGATCGATGCCAAGCGAGGCCGCGGCCTCCAGGGTGCCGTTGCCAGCCAGAACCATGCCGGCCTCGTCGATGACGATCGAACGGGCCGCACCGAACTCCGAGAGGCTGTTCTCGATCTGGACGGCCGATCGCTCTGTACGTCGCCGCGCATTCTTGGGATCCGGTCTCAGTTGGGCCAATGTGACCAGCTGCGGATGTGCAGCATCTAATGAGACCCCAGCTGCCGCCTTGGTTCTCGTCTGTTGAGACCGTGGGCCCATAAGCGAAGCGGACGGA